CGATCCGAAAACTAACAAGGTGATCGGTCGAAACGACCCGCGCCGCCTGTCCTTCATCGAATCGGCGTCACGCGCAGGAGCCGGTGGCGCGGGTTTCGGCTACATGACGCACGACACCGCCAAATTGAAGATGCACATGGGCCTCACAGGAAGCAGGGGAATCGTCGGCCAGGGTTTAGGGGCGTACGCCGGGACCAAGGAGGAGCGAGCTGCGGTCTCTCGCGGAATCGCACAGTCCAAGAATTTTAACCTTCAGGCTTGGATGAAAGGTCAGCAGCAGGCCGGTGGCGGCGGCGGTGGAGCTGGTGGAGGTGGCGCAATTGGCGGCGGCGGCGGCGGTGGGCCAGGGCCAAGTGGCAACTTAAATTTCAGGCAGACTCGTCTTCAACAGGCCAACGACCAGTGGATGAAGAATCCCGCAAATCAACAGAAGGTTTACCGCCTTCTTCAAGCGGAGGGTCACGGAAATATCGGTGCCAATCTGGAGCAACTGTCGAACTACGCCGCGGCGCGCGGCAGAACGATTGGACAGGTCATCGAAGCCAGAGGAGGAAAAGATCCAAGGAAATCGCCGCAATACTACGGCCCCTTAAGGCGTCTCCATGGTGACCCAGGTGCGGGTCCGTTGAAGCCGCACGAACGTGGAGCATTTCACAGTCCGTGGACTTCAGGAAAACAGGCGGAATGGGACAAGGCTCGTAAGGAAGTCTTCGAGCAAGGATCGAACCGAATTAATTACCGCACAATGCAGGGGATGGCGGGAGACCCGAACGCGAATTTATTGGATTATAAATATGGAGTGAACCGTTTCGGCGTTCAGCCAGGGACCCAAAAATGGGTCGCCGCTCAAAGAGCCCAAAAAAACGCGCCACCGCCGCCACCGCCAAAAAAGGAAGAGCCAGCACCGAAACCAGCCGCGCCCGCCCCGAAACCAGCCGAGCCCGAGAAGAAGGAAGCGGAAGCTCGTCAGCACGGCGGCCCCGTCGCCGCTGGAAAACCCTATCTGGTTGGCGAGAAGGGACCCGAAATGATGGTCCCAAAGCAAAGTGGAAACATTTTGCCAAACCTCGGCGCTGCCGCGAAGGACGCCGGAAAGGCCGCGCTGCGCCAAGTGATCCCTGGAATGGGCCTTGTCGGGATGATGAAGAAGGATTCCGAGCAGGGTCATCCGATGAGAACCAAGTTGCGCGGCGCTCTTGGTATCGAAGACCCCAAGGAGCCCGCGCCATGGCAACAGGCGAAGGCCGAGAGGGACGAGCTGTCGAAACCGATCCCGATTCGATATGAACACCAACCGGGCGAGATGCAGTTTCGGCGTAAATCAATAAGGGCTTCTGTTGATCGAGAGGTGAGAGAGGCTAAGTACACAACTTACGGCGATACGGGAGCGGCCTAGAGCCATTGGGGGCGTTTAAATGGTGAGCGTCGAGTTTCTACGAGAGTGCTTCGACTATGACCCGGAGACGGGCGTGCTTAGATGGAAGCAGCGGCCGCTGAGCCACTTCGAGAATGAGCGAGGGTGGGCGGTCTTCAACGCTCGTTTCCCTGGATCGATAGTTTCAGGGTTCGAACAGGAAGGATATGTTCGAGTTGAAGTAAGGGATAATAAAAAGAAAAAGCGCGTTTGGGCGCATCATATTGCATGGGCACTCACGACGGGGGAGTGGCCGAAAAATTATTTAGATCATCGCAACGGCGTTCGATCAGACAATAGACTTTGCAATTTGCGCGAGGCGACCAGGGGCGAGAACGGTCAAAATCTCAAAACAAGAATTGACAATACAAGCGGCGCGACGGGCGTTACTTGGTGTAAGCAGGCTAACGCTTGGCACGCGCAATTAGGTCTTAAGAGAATTGGCGCCACACGAAATCAAATTCATCTTGGATATTTCGACAGCCTCGATGACGCGCGCGCCGCTTATCTAGCCGCGAAAGCAAGTCTTCATCCGTTTCAGCCGATTCCGCGCGAACTGACGGAGGCGTAACATTCTTTTCACTTGGGGACAGCTTCAGTTCGACGTGTGGCCGGTCAACGTCCACGAGATGGATCATTTGACCGACACCGATTGGGCGCGGAAAGAGGTCCTCGGCGCGGCGATCTATCGTGAATGGGTCGGAGAGAATGACGAGGAGGTCACCTTTCGCGGAAAGGTCTTTCCCTATCGCCTGGGCGGCATGAACGAGCTTGAATTGCTCGACGCCTACAGACGCGCTGGCCGCGCCGAAACACTGTTAAGGGGCACAAACCCTGTGGATAACCTCGGTTGGTACGTCCTAGAGCGCCTCGCGCGCTCTCATCGCTACCTCGGCGCTGACGGGATCGGCCAGCAAATAAACTTCGAAGGGACGTTCGCCCGCGTCCCGGTCCCCGACCCTGCCGAATACTATCCGCAGCTCTACAGGCTGGTTCAGGGGGGAAGCAGCGACCAGGGAAGTATCGCCAGCGGCAGAGGGGCCGGTGGGGGATTCTGATGGCGGTCACCAGCCACGAATTGATCGTCGTCGCGGGTGAAGGGATCACCGCCGATTTACTGCTCTGGCGGCGCTACCGAATCCAATCGCCGGGAATCGTGGAGCGCATGTTGGACGACAATCCGCACCTCGCGAAGATTCATAGAGAGACCCCGTTTATTCCAGTTGGGACTCCGGTTCTCATTCCAATCGATCTCGACATTCTGGCTGGCCGTCCGCAACCAAAGAACACAATAACCATTTATGGGTTAGTCCCTGGGGACAAGGACGCGACGAGACGGAGATAAGAGCCGTGGCGCCGTATCAAGGATTTCGCAGACGAGCCGCCTACATGGTCAGGGTCGGCGGCGCGATCAACGAGGGCCCGGGAAGTCAGCAGGATATGTACGACATTTCCCGCGCGATCGATCCGCATCTCATTTCGATTCAGGTGGTAGATCACGACGAGAGCGAGGAAGACACTTGCTCCATCGAGCTGGATGACCGCGAGGGGCGGCTCATAATTCCCCCGAAGGGCGCGCCAATCGAGATCCTCTTGGGCTGGTTCGGCGAGGGTCTCGGAATCGTTTTCAAGGGCTACGTGGACGATGTCGAGAGCGGCTGCGCCCGTCGCGGCGGCGGCCGACGATTGTGGATCGAAGGAAAGAGCGCAGATCCGGACGGGATGCAGACCACCCCCATGAACATGAATTGGGGCGACGGCGAGGGCCAGGAGATTCCGGTCTCCCAGGTTCTTCAGCAGGCGGCGGGGAACGCCGGTCTTTCCATGAAGATCGATCCATCGCTCGCGAGCATGGGGCGAAAGTATTGGGCGCAGCAGCACGAGAGCTTCATCGGGATCGCCTCCCGGTTGTCGCAGGACCTCGGCGCGAATTTCAAGATAAACGGAAACGTGGCCACGTTCGTTTCCGCGCTCGGCGGGACCAACGCGGAAGGTTCGTCCATGCCCACGGTGGAGGCCGAATGGTCTGTCAACATGATCATTTGGCGGATAAAGCCCTACGTTTCCCGGCCGCAGGCGGCCCAGGCGCAAAACAGCTTCTTCGACAAGATGCAGGGAGTCTGGGGAAGCGTTGAACAGGCCATAGGCGGCAATGTCCCGTTCGGAATGGCGAAAGGAAACGCGAGCCTTCCTGGCGGCGCGCCAAACAAACAGGTCGGCGAGCAGATAAACGACGGAGCTGGACGCCAATCGGAAGGAGAGCGCGGCTGTGGGTTCGTCACCATAAACGGGGAGCCCACCGCCAAGAGCAACGGCAAGATGCGAATCATCGGCGCGCGCGACGGGGTGGACGGGCTCTATTCCATCAAGAGCGCCGAGCACACTTACTCACGAAGCGGCGGCTACATAACCCGCTGCGAGCTGAAGAATCCCGCCCCCGATCCTGGCGGATATTCGGAGGATTGGCATATCAAGCACGCAAGGGCGCAGGCGCAGATCGAGGAGAAGAGAGTGCGCGTTGGCCAGATCGCCAGACAATTGCAGGAGGAAGCCCTGGAAGCGGCGGAGAGAATGCGCGGCCGGTCGTTGGAGATGACATGAAATTATGCTGACGCGAGACATCGCCCATCATTTTCAAGAAGGCATCTGGCCGTTCGTCTGCTGTGATTTCTTCAGCGACGATGAGATCGCTGAAATCTTGACCCTGTGTCGATCACTTGACCTCACTGATGGCACGGTCGGCCGCGGCGCCGACTATGAACAAGATTCGGGGATGCGCCGATCCGAGGTTGGCTTCATTTTCGATGATCAGGCGAAATGGATGTTCGAGCGGCTTGATCTCATGATCGAAATGCTGAATGGGACTTACTTCGGCTATGATCTCTACGGCTATGACCGGGTCCAGTACGCGCGTTATGGCAGCGGCGGTCACTACAATTGGCACTCCGATGTTGGGTCGAAACTGCCAGTCACCCGAAAGCTATCCGCAACGATTCTTTTATCGGATGACTTCGATGGCGGCCAGTTTCAGCTAAATATGAGTTCAGAGGACGACGCCATTGATGTCGAGCTGGCCAAGGGACAAATGGTTTTGTTTCCGTCGCACACGCTCCATAGGGTGAAGCCGGTTACGCGCGGCGTGCGCGAATCTCTTGTGGTGTGGGTATTTGGACCGAAGCTGCGATGACCATGAAGCGCGAGCGCATGGGCGAGCATATCGTCAAGGTCGAAGGGAGATTCGACCGGCATGGGAGGCTTCTCGTTTACAAGCTGCCTGCGGGAGATGGCGGGGGCAGCTTTGAGGTGGCCGGCATCAACGACCGCTATCACGGCGCGAAAGCGCGCGAGCTGCGAGCCATGATCCAGAAAGGTCAGCACGCAAGGGCTGAAAAAGAGGTCGGCCACTACATCATGGCCTATACGGATGGCGTTAAAGCGTGGTTTCCAGAAGGACACAAGACGAAGCACCCGCATGTGGAATTGCTATTGCGAGACATCTTCTTCAACCGAGGCGGTCGCGGCGCGGCGGCGACACTTCAAATTGCTTTGGGCGTTCATGTGGACGGCAACATCGGGAAGGTCAGCAAAGAGGCATTTGCCGAAGCGCTCAACGATTCCGACTCGCTGGCAAAACGGATCACGGCGGCCAGGGCTACTTATGAGAAACGGACATATCCGTGGAAGAAGAGCGCTCGAAATGAAAAATCCAAGTTCTGGCGCGGGCTGTCTAACCGCTGGGCAAACTCGCACAGAGCTGCAATGGCGCTGAAGGAGGATACGGTATGAAAATCGTCCTCTCATCCTCGCACAGCAAGTTCCTCACAGGCGCCGTCGATCTCATCACCGAGCGGGACGAATCGCGGCGCGTCGTTGCCAGGGTTGCGGAATATCTCCGTGCGGTCGGCGTCGATCTGATCGTCATTCACGATGACGTATCGAAGGGCAAAACAGCAAATATCAATTGGCTCGTTGCCGCCCACAATAAAGTAGGCAAGCGCGATCTCGACTGTTCAATCCATTTCAACAGCATCGATGGCGGAACGACCGCGCGCGCCCTTGGCACCGAGGTCTGGTACCGGACACAGAAGGCGCTGGCGATCAGGATCTCGGCGGCGATTGCAAAAGCATCCGGTCTGATCGATCGCGGCGACAAATACGGCAACTGGACGATACTGACCGATACGACTGCGCCCGCCGTGCTCGTCGAGGTGTGCTTCGTAAATTCCAAAGCCGACGTTGCCATCTACCAGGCACCGGGAAAGTTCGAGGCGATCTGCAAAGCGATCGCCGAGTCTATCACCGGCAAGTCAATCGAAACCTCCTCGTCGGTCGGCTCGGCTTCGCCGACGCCAGTCCCCCCGACGCTGCGACGCGGGTCTTCCGGCGAGGCGGTCGCCGAGCTGCAGCGGTTGCTTAATATCGGCGGGGAGTTTGGGGAGAAGACCGAAGAGGCGGTAAGAGCCTTTCAGGCAGCCAATGTCGATACGAACGGAAACAAGCTCGTTGTGGATGGAATAGTTGGTCAAGCTACTTATGGAGCATTGGGGCGTCGATGACTTCAATCATTATCGATAAATCTCCCCTTATCATCACGCTTTCTGGTTTCGGACCATCCATCTCTCCACGGTTTGCGCCGATTGTTGCTTTGTTGAAGCGGCGTTGCCCATCGGCAATTCTCCGGGGAATACGGACCATCATTATCGATCCGATCGATGCTCGCGCCAGTTGGCCGAGGCCCCATGTCAGCAAGGAAGTTTGCAAAGTCCTCCCAGCGAGCGCAAATCTTTATGCCTCTTCCGCCATAATATTTGTATGTAGGAGCAGACGGGTTATTGCAGCGCTGCCGCATGTGCTTCCAAATTTTGTATTCAGCGCTGTTGCGACCTCCGTGCTTATAATGAAGCTTCTGAAATCGTTCGCGCTTGGCGCAACCGCACGATGTGGATTCGCCAAGCATAAGCGAATTGGAGGTTGTGATCGTGGTGCTGCCGCAGTCGCATTGACAAAGCCATTGAGTTCTCCCGTGCTTGTTTCGCTCCGCGGGATTTATAGCGACAAGGCGACCGAAACGTTGACCAGTAATATCTTTGAAGGCGGGCATGGCGACCTCCGTGAAAGGTTGCTGTGTCAAGTGGCGGTCGAGCGTTAGCGCGTTCGACCGCTGCGCGAATCATAGGAGGCGGTAGTGCTGACTTCAATGGACAAAGCGATCACAGGTTTTATCATGTCCCTGCTCTCGCTCTTTGCGCTGGCAGGGTGGTGGAATGTCCAGCTTGACGAGGCTCACGTGCTTGGCATTGTCGGGGCCGCGCTCGCGATCTTTGGCGGGATCTATGCTGTTCCGAATAAGACGACGGCAGTCCTTCTCTGGTGCATCGTGCTGCCGCAAATCGCGACGCGGCTGACAACGTGATGAAGCGGGTTACGCAGGCACAGTCTGGCGCGACCTATCGGAAGCTGGCTATCACCGAGCAATTGAAAAACGTGCTCGAATACGCAGCGAAGCAGGCCGATGTCAAAGTCACGGTCACGTCAGGCGGCCAGAAGCACGTGCCAGGCGCGGCGGGCAAATCGATCAAGGGTGTTAGAACCGGATCGACGAGACACGATCTTCGTCCTGGTCAGATGGGAGCTGCCGACGTGACGCTGCATTACGGCGACAGGCTTCTCAACATGGGCAAGCCGGAAGACGCTGCGATCATGGCGATCTTCGTCGAAGCCTGCGTGGCGGCTGGCGCTGTCGGTGTTGGAGCCGGTGTCGGCTACATGGGAGTGAACACGATTCATGTCGGCGGCGGCGCCTCTGCGGTCTGGGGCGCCGGCAAGGGCAAGCCGATTGCATCGTTCATCAGGCCCGCGCATCAACGCGGACTGGCGCGCTTCAAATCCAGGGCAGAAGTCAAGCTGGCACAAAAGGCATGAGTACGTCCAACAACACATCCGGCTCGTCGTCGCTTTGGTCGATCCTTGTGCCGATACTCCTGCCGATGCTCCCGGCGTTTCTGGCGTTCGTCACCAATATCTTCGGGCGGGCACGCGATCAGCAGCTCATCCAGGCCGGCATCGATCATGAGATCGCAAGGCAGTCCGAGGCACTCTTCGAATTGACGGATAGCGGCAAGAAAATGAGGGCCAGGATCGACGAGTTGAACGACGAGAAGACCAACGACATCCTTCGTGACCTGGGGAAAGCTTAAAATGGGTGGCTCATTCATTTGCTTCGGCATTGGGATTATGATCTGCAACCCGCTCAATCAGGTGCCCCAAACGCAGGGCGTGGTTGGCAAGAATGCTTTCTGCGCGGCGTATCAGCGTGTCATTAAAACCGAAGAGGAAGGGGAGCAGTTCGGGCGGGTCACTTCCCTTGCAGCCCGCCAGCGCCTCGCGGCAAACGAAGCGCTCTATCGCTGTGAGTGCGAGGGCTGGTCGCACGAGATATGCCTCAACGAGGCCCGCCAAGCGGCGTCTCAAGTTCAACGATGATCGAGGGCTCGGAAAGAGGCGGCATCGTCGCGCTGGTCGGCGCCCTTCTGGTCTTGACGATTTTTGCACTCGTCGATGCCTACGCCGTTCACAGTTGTCTCAATCTGGCCCATGCCGGAACCACGCTGCCAGATCTATGCAATCCTGAGCACTTGTTCCGCACCGCCCTGGAAATCGGCGGCATGGCGATCGGTCTTTACGGGGTTGCGCGGGTGATGCGTTCGTGACGACGGGTCAGTTAATCAGAATCATGGCGACCCTCGCGCAGCTCGCGCTGCCGGTTCACGACGCGCCGTCAGGCTGGTCTTACGACATGCAATGCTGCGGCGGCATGGACTGCCATCAGGTCGCCGATGGCACGGTCGAAGAAACAAGCAATGGAATCGAGGTTAAGGGATTCGGCGTCCTGAGCGACCACGATCCGAGAGTGAGATGGTCCGGGGACGAGCACGATCATCTCTGTATCAATAACAATGCTTTCCCGCCAATCCTGCTCTGCGTCTATCGTCGGCCGAAACTTTATTGACCGAACGTTTGCTTGGGGTAGGGTGGAGCAGCGGTCAAGCTCGCCCAGGCTTCTCCCGTTTACCCGTGCCTGGGAGACGCCGGTTCGAATCCGGCCCCTGCACTCATGTCCTCTGCACCATTGAAAACCAGTCCTCGATCGAATGCTGAATGATGCGCGCGAGATCGCCCGCATAAAGTTTCAGCTTCTTCGGATCTGCGCTGATCGGATCGTCGCGCAGGAAGTGTTCGGCAAGCTCATAGCATTTTTGATCATAGTCCATCGCCCTACCCTCAAAGCCCAACGGATGCGTGAGAGATAATATCGCGCGCACGCGACGGCCATTGAACAAACTCTTGGCCCGGGACGTTTTAGAGTGACATCCATCTCTGCGCGGAGAAAATAAGATGCGAGTTTTCCTTCTTCTGTTGATCGCTGCAATTGCAATGCCGAGCCTTGCTTCTGCGGCAAGAGTCGTTGAGCGCCATCGTGGCCCGGCCGTCGTCGTCGCTCCCTACGGTCACCGCCACATGGCGCCGATGAGGCGCGAGCGTCCGATGATGATCCGACGCGGGTACCGCGGCATGCATCGGCCACTCTTCGGATATTGATTCTAAAATCAATATTTGAAAATCAATCGGAGCGATTCAAATGGTTAAAGAACCGAAACACGCGAGCCACCAGGCGCATCAGCAAGCGGCGGGCAAGCAGCAGCGGACGACGGCGCATCAGCCGTCGCAACAGCAAGCGCCGGCACAGCAGCACGGCAAGGGCGAGGACAAGAAGGCGGAGCAGCAGGCCGAGCATCTGCCGCCGCAAGAGACCAAGGTTGCGGACGCACAGCCCGCCGGAAAAACCGCCTACAACAAACCTTATGGATCTGAGCCGGTGAACATCGATCCGAAGACGGGACAGCCCGCAGCGCCAGCGTCGGCAAAGCCTGCCACCTGAAGCTTTCAAGGAAACCGGACGTGAGGGCTTTCCTTCCAGTCGGGTAAGCAGCGCGCCGGCCCGGCTTTCAGAAAGGCGACCTCCGGTTCTTCGCGTCCGGGAGTCATGTAACCCGGTCAAGGTCGCTGGCGGCGCGCACTCTCTCGATATTTATCGCGCGTCTAGAAGCTTACGGATCTTTTCCGCCAAGTCGCAATCCGACCCCTCTAAATAGTTAGGGGCTATGTCTGTCAGCGCGTTGTGCCATTGACGGAGCCGGTTAAGTTCTTTGGGCAGGAAACCGGGCTCCGCAAACGCTTCGGCGAATTCGCGCTCAAGCCGATCAAGTTTTGCGGCACCTGGACTGCCGAAATTGCCCCACATATCGGGATCGTCGCACAAGCGATTGATCGTATCTCTGGCGCGCTTGCGCTCCCACGGAAGTCTTTCGTATTCGAGCGCCGATTCGGCGGCCCGCTTCTCTTCCTGGTGAGACTCCCACGCCTCGCGCATTTTATCTGTAATGCGGTCCAGCCGTTCTGCGGTGAGTTTCGATGCAAACTCTACAATCTCGTCCTCTGTCATCACGGCTCCCAGATTCTTTTCTTTGGTTTGGGGCCTTGGTACAGAGCCCGGATCTCTTCGGCGGCCTCCTCCAACACGGAGCATTGCTCGCCATTTAAATCTCTGATGCCTTGCCTGTACGGGATCAACATCACGAAGCCTCTTTGACCGATCTCTGTAAGGTAGCCACGGCAATGCTCGCCCTTGCTGGAGCGGACGGCAACCAATGTGCGGTCGTAATAGGCTTCGTAAGCTTCATCTACGGTCATAGCATGCCGGTCATTGCTGTGCTTCCTTGCGGTCGCGCACACGCTTTGCTGGCGGCATCGAGCACGTTATCGCGCCACTTTTTAGGGACCAGCACGAACCCCGCAGCCTCAATTTGATCCGCAGCGCCGGCCGGCAGGCTTTGCAATAGTTCGTCGTGCGACATGGTAATGCCGCCCCTTTCGAGGCAGTCCTCGCGACCGCCTTCATGCCAGGGCTTGTTGCCGTATGCCCGAGAATGATCGTCCAGAGACCGCATCGGGTCATATCCGCTGTCGATCAAGCGCTTGAGTTCGTCGGTCATCTGGCGTCCTCTTCCCGCAATAGCAGCGCCGCAAGATGGCGCCGGTCGTCCAGGCTAAGCGGAAGCCGAGTGGTGTATCTGCCGACATGAACATTCAGATGCGCGATGCCCTGTGCGTGGTCGTAATCGATCTGGATGGATTCGGTCTCCACAAGCGGGATGGAATCGCCGGTCATGGTAGGGATTGCCGTTTCGGACGTCAGGCGGCTCAATCCCTGCGGCTCATGGCGGAAGAACGGTCTGGCCAGCTTGGCTTCCAGCGCCGCCCGGTTGTGCTGCATCAGGATTCCCCTGTGCAGCATCGCCAGATTTTCATTGTCGCTGAACTTGTCCCATCCCTTGCCGCGACGGATTTCCTCCGATTCCAGAAAGTTCCGGTCAGCGACGTGGTTGGCCAGCGCCGCGCGATAATTCGCCTCGGACTCGCTATCGCGCGGCGACCTGAACTTGTGGATTTCGGCGGCAAATATGAGCGACTGCATGTCGGGAAAGTCTTGCGGCATTCTCGATCTCCACTATTAAGGCGGCAGCTCCCTAGACACGGTGACGCCGAAGCAGCCCGGGTAGTCCGAACGAAGCTCCGTCCAGAACTTCTCGAACGTCACCCCGTCGAGACGGGACATGACCTCGGCCTCCGGTAGCTCCAATTCGGTTCGGACGCCCGACGACATCAGCTTCAGCACAATCCTGGGGCGGGCATTCCACGCCCGCGGCACGCGTCTCATCCGGGCCAACCGCTCCTCAGTGAGCGGCTGCGCGTCGGGATCGGCGAGCGCTCTCGCATGGACCTCCTCGTCGGTCAGCGCGTCAAATCCGCTCCAATCATGCTCCTTCATGCTTCATCCCTTCTTCCCGCGCCCCGCCAGGTCATTATAGATCCGCCCCGGCCCATGGGCAGCCCCTCCAATGGATAAACGCCGGTAAACAGCCCCGGAGGGGCGGGGAACGGGGTTGCAGCATCGTGCTGGTGCGCGCGGGACGGTTGTTTCCAAATCGCGGGTTTTTTGGCGTTTTCGCGGGCCTGTCTTGGCAACAATGCCATTGAAAAGATTTCGGAATTCACTTTTGCGAAATCTTTTAAGTCCCTTGCGTCTACCAGTTCCGCCACGTCCGCACGATTGATTTCATTAGCGTTTTCTAGATCTGCGCGCAAAATGTTTCCAAGAGTTCCCTCGAATGTTTCCAAATCCGCGTTCATTCGGTGTTCTGCGACGCCCTGCGACGCTCCATTACCTCAGTGGCCATTCGGCGTTCCCGAAGATCCAATATAACTTGTCTGGCTCCGGAAAATGATCCGGCGCAGAAGCCAAGTCCGAGCGCAATCCATCCCCAGCCGAACCACGCAGCGATTGAGCCGCCTGCAAGTGCTAACAATGCAAGCGCGGCCCCATAAATTGGTTGGTCGGATCTTCATTTCGCTATTCCGCGTTCTTGATCCAGTTTTGATCCGGGTCAAGAGCCGAGGATGATCGTGCCCGAGCGACGCCCGTAAGTGACATTCTGACGGTCGCTCATATCTGGCCATTCAGCGCCCTTGCCCCAATAAAAAACGCGGCAGGCACCATCCACAAATGCGTAGGCGTAGTCGGTGGTTTTGCTGTCTTCCCATGGCCACGGCCAGCCCTGCGCGGGCTTGGTAGCGTCGTCATTAAGGTCGAGCAGGGTTGCGACGGCCTGGCGAAAATCATTCTCGGTCGTCGCCATCTTGATCCCATAGCACGCGGCGCAGTCTGCATTACGACACGCGTCCAAAGCCTCCATTTTTTCGATTCGATACCCATCGAACGCAATCGAACCCAGCCATTTGGCGTCCTTGCCGGTGCCGACGTAGAAATCTGCTCTTGTTCCCATCGCTTTATTTCTCCCTTGAATTTTTGATCCGGCCAAATGCTCTCGAAATCGACACCTCGTCCTCGACGTGGCGGGTGTAGTGCGCGCCCATCCGAACCGACTTGTCGCCGATCAGCCGCGCCACCTCGTCGTCGCTGGCGCCGTTGCGCTTCCACCAAGCCGCGTAGGTGACCCGTAGGCCGTGTAGCGTGGTCCCTGAGCCGATCTTTCCCTTCCGCTCCTGCTCCCGCAGCCAGTGCGAAACGCGCGTCTGCATGTCTTTCTCGCTCGCCCAGGGCGTGCCATCGTCGCGGATCGCGATCAACCCGTCGGCGCTGCGGACCTTGCGCTCGGCGAGGAAGGCCTGAAGCTCGACCATCACCGGGATGCGCGTGGTCTTGCCGTTCTTGCGGCGGGTGTACTGGATCGCCTTGCCGGTCTGCCCTTGAGGATCATCCTCGATCTGCTTTTCGTTGAGCCCGACAATGGTCTGGCCGGCCAGCCCGATATAGCGGGCGATCATGCACGGGATCAGGATTTCCATTGGCGCATTGGCATGGACGAAGTTCCATTCGTGCGCGAGCCATTCCCGGTTGGCGTTGGGGTCAGCCTTGTGGATCTTGTCCATGCGCAGCGCAGGATTGGTGAGCATCTTCTTGCGCTTCACCGCCTGGGAGAACATCGAGGACAGGGCGCTGATCATCTTGTCGGCAAACCGGCCCATCCTCTCCCTGGCGCAGCGGTCGCGCAGGTCATAGAGTTCCGGCGTGGTGATAAGATCGAGCGGGCAATGAAAAGCCTCGTGCTTTGCCTCCAGCCAGTCAAACGCCTTGTTGTAGTCGGAGCGCGTGGCGTCGGCGAGCCTGGCATAGGCGGGACAGTCGGTCTTAAACCATGCCACCAGCGAGCCCAGCGTGCCCTCTGGATAGATGCGGATGGCCTCCCGCCTGCGGTGGCCGTTGTAAATTGCCACCATGTCTGGCTCGCCCAGGCGCTTGAGCAGGGCTTCACGATTGCCCCGAAAGCCGCGCAGGATCGGCGCCTTGGTCTCCCGGATATAGACGTAGTACCGTCCCGCGCTGTTGCGGGCTATTTTCAGCCCGCTAAGCGTCATCCTTACGACCATTGATGTAGTCCCCCATGGTCTTCCGCGCGGGGGATTGTTCCATCTCGGGCGGGGCGAGGGAAGCGGGGTCAAGAGGCTTATCGGCCACAATCAGGGTTCCGTCCGCCCTCACTTGCACCACATGCTTGCCGGCGCGCTCCACGCCCCTAATGGCGCGGGCGAGCGAGGCCTCGGTGAATGGGAGGGCCTTGGTCATGATGGCTTCGGGCGCTTCACGCCGCTGCCAGTGGTCGGTAGCGGAGGCTTATCTCCCGGCGGGGCTTGATAGCCGAGGATCTTGACGGCCTGCTCCGCGAACGCAACGGAAGATTGGATCAGCCCGTCAACCCTGGCCTCGTAATCGGAGATATATCGGCGCAACCGATCAATCTCGTCGGCGGCCTCGACCGCATCTTTTGCCATCTCACCGACAGGGGTCTCACAGCTTTTGTATTTTCCCCACTGGCGCAGCCGCTCAACGATGTCGCTCATTTCTTCCCCGCCACTTCCTCGACCGCGCGCTCAAGGAGCGCCAGGAACTCATCCTCGCAGCCTGCTTGGGCAAGTTTGAGCATCTCGCGCGCCCGCTCGACCGACGATTGTCGCGGCGGACGCGTCTGATCTCGATTGCCCGCAATGATCTCGATGAGGCTGGCCGAAAGCAACAGCAGCGCATGCGTGGCCCGCTGCACAATGATAAGCTGATCGATGTCATCGTCGACAAGGATTGCGATGCGCCCGATGGCATCGAGAACGTCGTGGCACGCCTTTGTCTGCAAGTCGCGTAAGATGGCGATGCGGGTATCGGCGTCGGTCATTAAAGCGGGCCCTCGATTTCCTCGATTGCCGCAAGGAGCGAGCCGCGGAGCAGCCTCGCCGTCTCGACGTCGAAATGGGCATGCGCGAAGGTGTTGCCGTCCTGCGCGATCAAATCGATGCCGATCAGATCGCTGTGGCCTGAGCAACAGCCGCAGCTAATCTGCGTAGCCTGCAACGCGGTCTTGGTCCAGCGCTTGACGCTGCAGCGCTTGGGTTCACGCATGCTCATGGACCGCCCTCCCTTTGCGCTCGGCTCGCCGCCGACTGATCCTCTCGATGTGGCAGGTCTTGCAGGCCAGCATGCGACCAACGGCGGATCCCTTGCGACGGCGAAGATAGAAATCCCGCGCGGGCTTTTCCTTCCCGCAAGCCGGGCAGCGGTGCACCGCGTTGCGGGTCGAAAGCTCGGTCTCGATGCGCCTGCGCGTCTTGACCGCGAAGCGATCGAACTCGTCGGTCGCGACAACCGGATCGTCGAAGACCGTCGAGAACACCCCGAAGGCAATATCGCTTAAAGGGATCAGCATCATCGGCGAGCCGCGCTTGGCTTCGTCCAGAAGCGCCGCGAGCGAGCTTGCGAGTCCGATGCGGTCGAGCTTCATCAATGGGCAGCGCCTTTTTTCGCAAGGTCTTTGCCAAGCATTCTGCGCGTGCCTCCTTCCGCTTTTTTCAGATAATCGCGCGTCTTGGCAGGCATGGCCGCGAACTCCGCTTCGGTAATCGCGCGGCGCCGCATTTCCTCGTTAAAAATCGACGGGTATCCGCAGTTCAAGCAAAGAGAAATATCGCCATGGCGCGGCTTCCTGCCCTTTCCAATGGCGCAGCTCACCGTATCGACGGTGTAGCCGCAGCGGGCGCAAAGCTCGATCACCGGCAAGAGATATTGTTTCATGGCGTCCAGTCCCAAAAGCCTTGGGCGCCGCGTGCGTGCACGGGCGGGACAAGCAGCTCGATGTCGAGCATCGGCCATGCCCAATTAAACGTGAAGGGTCGATTCGAGTCGTTCTCGACCGGAACGCCGAACTCGCTCATCACCTTGTCGCCGCGTATCGGCTCGCCGAGGACGGCAGTGCAAACGACGTGCGACAGGACAGCGAGGCTCGGCTCAACGGCAACCTTCGCAAGCCACTCGCCAGCGACGTCGGCGCGTACTGCCGTCCTCCGCGCAGAGCGCACGATCCACGCAACCTCGGTGTGGCGTACCTTCCGCGCGCCGGCGTGAATGGCGATGCGCTGCCCGATGATGGCCCGGGGCGGCGCCCACCCTCGGAACTCGTAGGGCTTCGCGCCGATCGCGACCAGCGAGGCCCAGGGCTGCCAAAGCGTGATCGCCTTCACGGCAAAGCCTCCCGCAGCCGATCGATCGCCGCCCCGATGATCGAGGCCGGGGCGCCGGACGCGTCGCGTTTGACCGCGCCAGCAATCGTCGCAATCGGGGTCCCATGCTGTAATGCCAGCGAGAGAAGGATCGCGCCATCGCAGGCCATCGCATCCGATTCCGCACCGCTCTTTCCCGCAATGAAAACCTCGCCGAGTTCGCCGTCCTCGTAAAAGCCGAGCGTGACCGCGAAGGGTTTCGCCATGCCGCCCCAGGCGACCTCAAACGTCTCCGCTCTGCGGCGCTGGGGGAGGATGCGCCGGGTCATTCGGCAACCTTTAGCTTCGCGGCCGGCCGCCCGGTGCGCTTTTCAGGATCGAGCGCCCCGGCTAATTGGCGGATCGCTTTTATCAGCTCCGTTGCCTGCGATTTCGTCGTCAGAACGGCCTCGACGTGCAGCTCGACGCCGTTATTCGTTTCCAGTCTGACATCGCAGCCTTTCGGGATGCGCATTTCATTTCCCCGTTTCAGAAATCGAGCAACCTCTCGCTCGTCTTCGGCACGCTGCTCTCGCCTAAAATGTATTCCACATCCACGACCGCCCCATCCTTGAGCATCTCCCAATGATCGATGATCCATTCGTGAGCGACCGGGAAAGTGCGTGCGCCCTTCCACCCATAGGGATCGTTCCACGCCGGCTTGCCGCCGGCATCGAGCGGGGTGAGGATGATGTTGGGGCGACCGTCGAGCGGATAGCCGCAGCGGCGTAGCAGGTAATGCTGCGCATCGTTGCCGGCATTGGCGACGTTGATGCACAGCACCGGGATGAACGTGCCCGCGTCGCGAACCTCAAGAAGCTTCGTGGTGATCATTTAGAGCCTCAATCTCTTCGGCCTGCGCCAACGCCTTCTCTAGTTCATTCGCGCATTTCTCAAGCCGCTCGGCTTCGATCTTGCAGAGCACGGCTTCCTCGAAGTCTCTGGTCAGGCGCCTCTCGTAAGAGACGTCGCGGAGGGTCTCTGCCGTTCTGCGCCAGTGAAAGACCAGTTCGCGGACTTCGTTCATGGCGCTCATCGCGGCACCACAGATCCGTCCAGTTTCTTCTTCCATCTCGACGTTCGCGCGCACGGAAACCGCGAGGGCTTGCGAATGCCGAGATGACGATCAGAAACGCGCTTGGCCTTGGCGATACGGGGGATGTCTTCCTTGGCCGTCGTCTCGCGATGGCACGGGATGCAAACGCAGAGGCAGTTTTCCAACGTCGACTCGCCTCCGAGGGCGCAGGGGACGGTGTGATGGAATTCAAAGTGTCCGATCGTTAGCCTAGCGCCGCATGATTCGCAGTGTCCGCAGGCGCGAAGGTAAGCTTGACGACGAATGAGTTTGGGGAATTCTCGTCTCACGGATCAACTCCATCATTGCAGAACTCACGGTTGTACCAATCTCGCCATGATTCAGATTTGGCACGATAGGTGATCGTGCCGCAGTTTAAGCACGTCTTCTGGGCTGGTTCAGAAGTCATGCCGCGTCCTCAAACTCTCTGAACTTCACGCCATGCTGGGTCCCGAAGGCGATAATGAGTTCGATCAACGCGCTCATCTCGTCCCGCGTCATGTCAGACGTGCGCATGCCGAGCGGGACGAGCGTGCCGGGATCGATGCCGGGGACGACCTCGGCCTTGCGAAGCGAGGCGGTGCAGATCTCTTTCCAATCCTCGGCACAATATTTCCGTCCGTACCATTCGACCTGTTTTGCGATTTGACCCAACAATGACCAGAGCATTGCGTTTTGCTCCGTCGTCCTTCGAGGCGACCGGAATTCAACCGTCGTCCCGAACGGCGCATTGCGCGCCCAGATCGCAATCAGCGAGCGATCGGAATCCTTTCGGATCAGGACGGCATTGCGGCTCATTACTTCTCCATCGGCTTGTCGCCGGGGAAATCAAACGGGTTCGGTTGCTTGCCGGTCGAGATCGGATCGGATTTCTTTGCCGGCGGCGCGGGCGGCTCTTCCGTGGCGGGTTTTTGCTCAACCTTTTGCTCGCCCTCGTCGGACCATTCGACGGCCTCGGCCGGCGCCTGGGCGAAGACAAGATCCTCAGCAGGCGTTGAGGGCGGATCGACTCGACGCATCGGCGGCGCGGGCGGATCCTCGCGCGTCACTTGCGGATAGTCCTCGACCTCTTCCCGGATGCTGAGGCCTTTCAAAACGTCGGCAAAGCCATCGCGCAACGCAAAGGCGCGGGCCCGCATTCGCAGCATGCGCGGAGGATAGGTCTGCCACGGCGTGGGCTGGCCATCGCGCCCGCGCTTGGTCCAAAGGCCTGCGGTCTTGGCGTCCGCAACCGAGAAGTCGCGCCGGATCGGCTTGGGCTCGCCCCGGCGCAGCACCGTGCAGACGCCCATGTAGGCATCAGATCCAACCTTGCCCTCGAATGTCTCATCCATCCATTCGAGCAGGCCGCTTCCGCGGCAGAGCCCGATCACGGCGTCGCCCCAAATGCACGGGCGGCCGTTGATGACGGAGATCGATTGCAGGGCCATCATCGGTGGCAAACCCACCTCCAGTCCGTGCAATATGGCGATCATGGCCTGCTCGGGCATCTCAAGGCCCTTCGGCGCCATCCGTGCCTTGCAGACTGCGGTGGCGATGCGCCAGGCGTCCTCGAAATTCTGCGGGACGATGGCACGCACCAATCCACCGGCGGCGAGCGCCGGCAAACGCGGCTGATGAATTGCAACTTCGTTCATGCGGCGACCTTCGTTTTCACGATCTTCATTCCTGGCAGCTCGATGCCGGCTTTTGCGGACGCATTCGCGACCTTCTGCGCGGCGGCGCGAATGTCGGGATGCTCCTGGACATGCGTAAGCAACGCAATCCAGTCGGTGACCTCCGCGGTGGCAACCGTGCGCAAGGCCGTCGAGCGCTTGGATGATCCTGCCGTGGTTTTGACTTCCGGCAGTTGTTCGGGCGGCGTGCCTTTGGCGAGGGCGGCTGCAGCCGCGGCCTGGGCTTCCTCGTTCTTTTTCGAGAGCCACGGGCCGACGATGACCGCCTTGAGGCGGCGTTTGAGATTGTCCGCCCGATCCCTCAGCCCGAACCATTTTTTATCGACGGCACGACCGCCGTCGAGAAACGGCTGCTTTTCAACCTTATGAAGATTGTCGATCTTGCCCTGTAATTCGGAAAACGTATTTGCGAGATCGCTGGCCTGATCGGCGGCGGCCTGATCCTGCGCGGCGCCGGATTTGAGCATCCGCTCGGCCTCCCGCGCCAAATCATCGATGCGCTCGGCAATCGCCTCGATGGAATCATCGACGGGGGCGCGGTTATGATCGACGACCACTGAGTTTTCATCAGGCCATGGCTCACCGTTGCGCACCGCGCGAAAAAGCTCGTAGCTGATCGGCCTGCGGCTTACATACGGCCACGCTTCAAGCGCGGTTGTCTCTTCGATATCGACGCCATCGATCTGGCAATGGAGTTTGCCATCCTTATCGTACCAGTAGGCAACCGGCGCATAAGTGACTTCGCCCGTCTGCTTGTTCTTGCGGCGCGACCGGAAAAAACCGCACTGCGGATTGTTGGCATCGATCGGGCCGAAGCGACCTTCGAGCGCATCGCGCCACCATTCCCAGCCGTCTTTGGTTTCGGTCTCGGTCATGGCGCCCCATCCCCTTCGCAATCGATATTGCGCTCGATGTAATCGGCGATCTCGGAAAAGGGGGCTAGATCGTCATCGTTCAACCCGATCAGACAATCCTGCAGATCGTCGTCCAGGAACGGGAATGGATACGGGAGCACAGCCAGGCGGCGGATCGCGATCAGAAGCTTGATGAGTTGTTCGTCGGTCATGGCGCGGTCCATCCCCTTGGCGGGCGCGGTGAGAAAGCCCCGATAATTCTTTTGCGGTCGGGTCTGTCGCTCATGGCGCCGCGCTCCGTGCCGCGAACCCATCGTCAGCGCATGCATAATCGCCGCGCGGGGAGGCTGAGATGGGTTCGCAACGCGATGCCCCGTGCGGCGATCTCGGCATCAATTTCTCAGAGAGCAGGCCGCAGTCTCCCATCTGATCGAGCAGATCAATGACGGCTTCCCATTTGGAGCCTCCCCATCCGATTGGAGAGCCAGGGCCGGAATACGTAGAGTCATCGATCGCCGTGAACGTGCCGTTTGGCTGGCGCTCGGTGCGGACGGTGAGGCCGTCGAAATGGAGGAGATTGGACGACATAGGACGCATTTTATGCGCATACGTATATATGCGTCAACATGAAAAAATGCGTATAAGTATATTTTTAGGGGGCAAAGGGACTTATCGTTCTCGCAGCGGTTACAATCCGCGTTGCGGCAGGGGAGCCCTCAACCTCTGGGTGATCCACAATGCGTCAGCCCGCAAAGTCCGTCCAAGATCCGCAAGAACGCGCGCGGCGCCGAAAGCTTGCTTTTTACGTGATCGCCGGCTTGCTAGCGCTGTTTGTTGTCAAAACGATTTGGCAATATTTCACTGAGCCGCCCACGTCGATGACGACGAGCGCGGCGCCAGCAATCAAGCCCAGGGTAGACCTCACGGAGGGTGATGTTGTTTATTCTGAGAGTCCCAATGTGGTAGCCTGCCCCGTTAAGGAGAACGTCTCGAAACTCCACCGTATGGCCGAAATTGGCGATAAGGCTGCCTTCTCCAGCTTGCTTTTGACGCAATGCCGATTGCTGCACGACACCAGCGCCAAACTCTATGTAGAGAAGATACCTATTTTTTCGGATGATGTATGCGTTCGGCCGCAAGGCGAGATTGATTGCGTGTGGGTCTTTCGCGGCTCTCTAGTCAAGCAACCGCCAGGCTAACCAGGTGTGTCAGCGCGGCTTCACTATGTCGGCGACCACGTCGACGATCATTTCTCTCGTCCGTTTTGAATCCGCCATACCCCAAGAACGGTCAAGGTCTTGCCGGAGCCGGGCTTCGTCAGACTCGGTTACGTCGATTGGTTTGCCGTTCAATTCCACACTATGCTGACGCGCTAGGGTCTTGATATTTTCCGCATACTCTGGAATGGGCTCTGAACCGCTTACCCACCGAGACACCACGGATTGAGCTGCACCACCCACCAATTTCCCAAACTCGGTCTGGTTAACCTTAAGGATCTCCATAAGGGCCGACACGATCACAGGCCAGTTGGGACGTTCATAGCTCATGCGCCAATTTATGCGAAGGCGCATATAAAAATGCAAATACGTCGGCGCATATTCCCTCTTGACCTTTCTTATACGTATGCGCATAAATTGGCGCATGCACCAGATTGCGCATATCCGCAAATTCATCTTCGGCCTGACCCAAATTGAGTTCAGCGTGGTTGCCGGCGTCAGCCAAGGCACCGTTTCCCGATGGGAGACGGGCGAGCTTTTACCAAGCCTCGAAGAGATGTCCCGCATCCGGGCCGAGGCCAAGGTACGCAGCCTTGCCTGGGACGATAGTTGGTTCTTCGAGCTGCCATCACCGCAAAACCTTTCTCCTGCTCCAACTGAGGTTTAAGCCGCGATGGCACCATCCGCGACAAAGCCGAATTTTGCAAAAAACGGAGCCGCAAGTTCTTGCGGTCAACCCTCCGCAAGTTTTCGCGACAAGCCTTCCGCAAATACTTGCCGCCAATCCGCCGGAAATGCCGCAAGTTCTGGCGTGCGACCCCGCAAGATGTTGCGGTCGATCACGATCGTGGATACGGCGCGCGAACTCTATCCCGTCAAAACCGCAGCGCAGTTGGCTGGATTAACGGGCTATCCGCAGCGCACCGTTGAGTATTGGCTCCAGGGCGACAAGAAAATCCCGAGCGACGCGCTGATCGCGCTTCTGCATTCTGACCACGGCCGCGAATTCCTCGCTGGCGTCATGGCCGACGCCACGCCGCGCTGGTGGCTGCGGCTTAGGGCTTATCTCCAATCAATCAACCTTGCCGTAGCAAAACGCAACCAAGCCCGCGAAATGAAAGCGCTTCTCGATGGCGATTTCGGGGACGAGATTTCGGATGCCGCGCTTCTTTCGGACGAGGAATTTCATCGCCCGAAATCTGCGAAGGTTCATGCTCTGGATCGCGCCCTGGTGGGGCGCAAAGGGAAGGCGCGATGAGCGAGTTGAGTGACGCCAAGGCTGAGCTGAGTGAACTCAAGGCGCAGATTGCGGGGCTTGAGCTTGGCTTTGCAGCTTGCCCACCTCTAAGCGCGCAATGGGTCATTGTGGGTTGCGTGCTCGCCATCACGAAAGGCTGCGCAAGACTCGCTCAGCTTATCGCGCCTTGGATTGCAGACGACTAGTTGCATCACACTCAGTACTGCGTGCCCCGCCCGGTGGCTAACCCGGGCCTCAATTCTCCGGTTGCACGCCCATGTCTTCGTGGTGCGACGAGCGCGATGCATTGCTGCGGACCAGCCTCGATGAAGGGAAATCCTTCAGCGAGACGACGGCGATCATCAATGCGGCTTTCGGCACAAACTATTCTCGGAGCGCGGTCATCGGTCGCGCCGATAGGTTAAAGCTTTCATCGCAAAACCCGCCGAACAAACACGCGACAGCGCCGGTCGATACATTTGACATCTCCCACGATGACGCGCTCCGAGCAGCGCTCGCCAGCGGGCAATCATTCTCGGAAGCCGCCGCGTCTCTCAACGCTTCGCTCGGGACCACGTACACATCGAGCGCTCTGAAATACCGGGCCAGGCGCTTAGGCATCCGTTCCGCGAACCAGCCGACGCAGAAGAAGAGCGAGCGGAATCTGCGGAACAAAAACACAAAAGACGACGCCTTTTTTTCAGATTCCAATCCAGCGCAGGGCATTCCCTTGTCCCCCTCCATCGTCCCCGCCGACCGCGGGCCGGTCCCGCTTCTCTCGCTTCGCGCGCATCATTGCCGCGCGCCCATGGGCGACATCATGGGCGAGATGGAGCGCGGGCCTGACGGCTTGCCGCTGTTCTGCGGGGCGAGAAGGATTGCCGGGTCGAGCTATTGCGAAGCGCATCACAAGAGGTTCGTCGCGGGGCATGTCTCGCTTGAAAAAGATCACGATCGTCAAACAGCAAAAGGAAGTAGGGGAAATGAAAATAACGTTGAGCCAGACCGCGCAAATTGACATCATCAACGGTCAGCACGCTCGCATCTGGGAGGGCGTGGATGATACCGGGACGCCGATTAAGGCGTGGATCGTGGCGATAAGCCCTCAGACGCACGATGCGGAAGTCATAGAGCGTTTTGCTCTAGCCTTGCGCGAACTAAAAACATCCGGGCGTTCTGAAATCTTCGATATGCGGTTTTTTATCGATTGAAGGCCCTGTCGGCGCCGCAGGCCGGATGTGGCAAATTGGCATCCCGCAATGTGTTGCGATGAGCGGGATGCCGACGCCGATGCAGAGGGTTGTTATGAGAAAGAGCCAATCGAACTTGGTCATTCGTTCTGGGGGCATTGGTCATGGTCCTTCCACGTCGACGCAGATAAAATCGCTGTGAATGCCTACTACAACGAGATCGACCGCTACTGCTGCGACTGGCTTTCCAATCTCATGGACGCTGGCCTGATCACGCCGGGAAAGATCGATGACAGAGATATCAGAGAAATCAGTCCCGATGATGTCAGAGGATACGACATCGCGCATTTCTTCGCGGGCATTGGCGGATGGGATTACGCCTTGCAGCTCGCCGGGGGGGGCGGACCTCGACCTCTTTGGACGGGAAGTTGTCCATGCCAACCGTTCTCCGTCGCTACGTGCGCTCATGGCGGTGCGCAAGGGCAGGGCGATGACCGACATCTCTGGCCGGAATTTCATCGCCTCATCCGCAAGTGCCGCCCTCGCGCAGTCTTTGGCGAACAGGTTGATAGCGCGATCGGATGGGGTTGGTGGGACATCGTCGCGCTGGACTTGGAAACGGAGCTATACGCCTGCGCGGCGTCTGTACTACGCGCGGATGCTTGCGGTGCGGTTTTCACGAGACGACGGCTGTATTGGGTGGCCGTCTCCGATGGCGAGAGACGGCAGGGACATCAGTCGATCAACGGCGCATCTGTCAGCACGCAAGCGTCACTCGCCGTCGATAGCAACCCGCTGGATAGAGCGCGGCGGGCATTGGACGCTGGTGACTTCGGTCTATTGCCTAGCCATGGGCTATCCGTTGGCCTGGAACGACGTGCGACCTCAGCCTACGGCAACGCGATCGTCCCGCAGGTTGCGGCGGAATTCATCATGAGCGTCATGGACACACTGAAACCAACGAAAGGATTCTGACATGGCCAAGCAAGCTAACTACTCCAACGGTTTCGACAACGAGACGGTCAAGAAATTCCTCGCGCGCATCGACAATCTCTACGAGGGATTTGAGACCAAGCGGGCGGATTTCCGCAATGATCTGAAAGCGCTCTATGAAGACGCGGAGGAAAAACATCTCCCCGTCGACGAATTGAAAAAGCTGGTCAAGGTCCGCCGCGACATCGCCAAGCACGAGCGGATGTTCGAGGCGCTCGATGCCGAGGCGCGAGAGAGGATGGAGCAGCTCGCTATTCCCGCGGGGCTCGATGATTTGCCGCTCTTCAAGGCGGCCGATGAACGGGCGGCGGCGGCCGAATGATAATTTTTCCTTCCACAAATGAGGAAGCAAAAATTATCGAGGCGCCCATGATCGACAACATCACCACACAGGACAAGCTCGCCTGCATCGAGCGCGAGTTGCGGATGCGCGAACGGGTTTATCCGAAGCTCGTCGATCAGGGAAAAATGAGCGCCGGAAAGGCTGCGATTGAGACCAAAATCATGGAGGCCATCCGCTTCGACTATCTCGCCCAGGTCGAGAAGGAGCGACTTCTATGAGCCTGGATTATCAGCAATTCCTCGCCGGCAAGGCGCTGCTCGCCGAGAGCGTTGGGATCGATGTCGATGAAAGGCTTCTGCACCCGGCGCTGAAACCCTTCCAGCGGGCGCTTGTCCGATGGGCGTTGCGGCGGGGAAGGGCGGCGCTGTTCGAAGGGACGGGGCTCGGCAAGACCTTGCAGCAATTGGTCTGGGCTCGCACCGTTGCCGATCACGAGCACGGCCCGGTTCTCATCCTGACGCCGCTTGCGGTCGCCGAGCAGACGGTTGCTGAGGCGAAGAAGTTCGGCATTCCAGGCGTCGCCTATGCGCGCGATGAGGATGACATCAAGAGCGCGATCGTCGTCACCAACTACGAGCGTTTCGAGAAATTCGACATCGAGGAATTCGCCGGCATCGTCCTCGATGAGAGCGGCATCATCAAGAGCCACGACGGCAAGACGCGGGCGATGTTGACCGAGGCCTGCCGCGGAACGCCCTGGAAGCTGTGTTGTACGGCGACGCCGGCGCCGAACGACTATGCCGAGCTTGGCCAGCACGCTGAATTCCTTGACGTGATGACCGCCAAGGAAATGCTCTCCATGTTCTTCGTCCACGACGGATCGATCCGGGCCAATGACGATAGTGCGGGCAGCGACGGCTGGCGGCTCAAGCGTCATGCGGCGAGAGACTTCTGGCGCTGGCTCGCGTCCTGGGCGGCGATGGTGCGCCATCCGCGCGATCTTGGCCTTGAGGACGCGGGATATGATCTGCCGCCCCTGAATATGCATCAGATAACCGTGGCGGCCGATCTGAAGCCGATGGCGGGGCAACTCTTCCCGTTTGCCGCGTCAACGCTTTCCGAGCGCATTGCCGTTCGGCGCGACACGATCGACGAGCGCGTGCGCGCAGCGGTCAATCTCCTAGGACCAACGAAGCAGCCGGTCATCATCTGGTGTCAGCTCAATAAAGAACAGGACGCAATCGAGGACGTCCTGGGCGGCGAATGCATGTCGATCTACGGCAGCCTGTCGGCCGACGAAAAGGTTAGCCGCATTCAGCGATGGCTTGCCGGCGAGCGGCCGGTTCTTGCTACCAAAGCTAAAATTTTCGGGTTCGGGATGAACCTCCAATGCTGCGCCAAGATGATCTTCATTGGCGCGTCGGATTCCTTCGAGAGCACATACCAGGCCATCCGCCGCTGCTGGCGCTTCGGGCAAACGCGCCCGGTCGATTGCTATTTCATCGCCTCCGAGCTCGAGGGCAACGTCGTCGCCAATCTTCGTCGGAAAGAGATCGCTTATGAAGCGATGCTCGACGCGATGTCGGAGCACATGCGCGATCTGATGCGCGAACAGGTGCTCGGCCGCACCCGCAAGGATGCGAGCTATTCCCCAATGATCGAGATGGAGTTGCCGGCATGGATGGCGTGAGGGTGTGCGCGCAGGCCGCGGGCAAGCAATGGATGGTCTACAACGCCGACTGCATCGACGTGCTGCGCGGATTGAAGCCGGACTCGATCCACTATTCGATTTTCTCGCCACCTTTCGCGTCGCTTTACACGTTCAGCGACAGCCCGCGCGATGTCTCGAACAATAACGACGACGCGACGTTCTGGGCGCACTACCGCTTTGTTTTTGAAGGGCTTTTCCGCGCGCTCAAGCCGGGACGGCTGATCAGCATTCATTGCATGGATTTGCCGACGTCGATCACTCGCGACGGCTTCATCGGTCTGCGTGATTTTCCCGGAGACAACATCCGCCTCGCCCAGGACGTCGGGTTTATCTATCACTCGCGCGTCTTCATTCGCAAAGACCCGGTCTCGGCGATGCAGCGGACCAAGGCGCTCGGGCTTCTGCACAAGCAGATTGTCAAGGATAGCGCGCTCTCCCGCATGGCCGTCGGGGATTCCATCGTCACCCTGCGCAAGCCGGGCGAGAACGACGAGCCGGTCTCCGGCATCTTCACCGAATATCACGGCGATGATTTGAGCGACGAGCGATTGACTGCCGAGGCGAGGGCAACGCTGGAGGGCGATTCACGAACGCTCGCGCAGCACAAGTCCATTCTGATCTGGCAACGCTATGCCGAGCCGGTCTGGACGGACATCGCGCAATCGGAGGTTCTTTCGCATCGGCTGGCGCGCGAGGAAGCCGACGAGCGCCATATCTCGCCGCTTCAATTGACGCCAGTGCGCCGCTGCATCGATCTGTGGTCCAATCCTGGCGATGTCGTCTTCTCCCCCTTTGCCGGCATCGGCACGGCTGGCTATGTCGCGATCGAACTCGGGCGCAAGTTCGTCGGGGTAGAACTGAAAGCTTCATACTATCGCCAGGCGGTTGCCAACCTGACCGCGGCGGAGCGCCGTCAGCGCGGACTGTTTGACGCTGATGATGCGGAGGCGGCGGAATGAGTCAATCGCCGCTGATATTGGCTCTTGATCTTGCCTCCGTCGTCGGCTTTGCCATCGGCCGCCCTTCCGATCCCATTCCCGTTTTCGGTTCTTTCCGCTGCGCGCCGCCTCAGGCTTCGTTAGGAGCTGTTTACCACGGTTTATCCAGGTGGCTGGTCTCTACCATTGCCTCTGAGAAAATCTCGCTCCTCGTCTTCGAGGCGCCGATTGCGCCCTCGTTCCTGAAAGGGAAGACGAGCGCCCATACCGCGAGAGTTCTCATCGGGCTTTGCGCCATTGCCGAGGAGATCGCCTTCGATCTTCGCATCGAATGCCGCGAGGCCCAGGTCCGCGATGTCCGCGCCCATTTCATCGGCGGCAATTTCAAGCGGGAAAGAGCGAAGGCTTTGACGATCGAGGCGTGCAAGCGCCTAGGCTGGAACGTTCGCAACGACAATGAAGCAGATTCCTGCGCGCTGTGGAATTATCAATGCTCCATTTTCGATCCGAAGATCGCGCTGCGGGCATCGCCCTTGTTTCAGCGGAGGGTGGCATGAGGAAGCCGGACTTCGTCATCGGTCGCGCGGGCGCGCCTTATCTGGAACGCTGGTGGGTGATCCCGCGCAACCGCTGGTTCAACATCTATCTGCACCATTTTCTCTCAGCGATCCTGGTCCGGCCGATCTCGCCGGCAACGAAAAAAGAGCCGGCGAAACCGGGAGCGGCGGCGGCGGGCAATCGCGACCTAGACGACGAGATTCCATTTTGAAAGGACTCGTGATGGTCTCGTTCTACAAACATCACATCCCAGACTGGATGGACGGGACCGAGGATCTCGATGCGGAGACCTATCGAACCTACCATGTGATCGTTCAACTGATCTATTTGAACGAGGGGCCGATCGCGAACAACGAGCACGGTATCGCGGGGCGCTGTCGGCAGCATGTTTTGAAGTTCCGCAGGTGCTTTCAGACCCTCATGGAACTGGGAAAGCTGACCCTGACCAACGACCATCGCATTGCAAACCTCCGGGCAACCTCCGAGCTACTCGACCTCGACTCCCACCGTACCAAGGCTGCACTAGGGGGTAGTAGGTCCAAGGGAGTGCCGAAGTCGTCGAGAGGTTCGCAAACTAAGACATTGGAAAATAACGAGACGGAAACAGTGCCGCTGTTCGACTCGCAACACATAAGAGACAAGACTAGACAAGAGAAGAGAAGAGAAGACTCTCTCCCTGCGGGGCGTGCATGCGCGGGCTCGAAGCCGAACGGCAATGCTGCCTCGCAGCCCGATGATTGGCCAAACGATTACGCCGACCAGTTCTGGGCAGCCTATCCTCGCAAAATCGAAAAAGTTACTGCGATGAAAAAACTCGCCGCTTTGCGCAAGGCGCGAACCGTCACGTTTGCCGAGCTGATGGCTGGAACGCGCCGCTACGCTAAAGCAATGACGGGAACAGAAGCGCGCTACATCAAGCATCCAGCAGCGTGGCTCAACGCCGGACGATGGGCCGACGAATCCGCCTCGCTGCCGCGCTCAACGTCGACAGACACACTGGACGAAGTCTGCCCGCCAGAAATTTATCGGGGTGTCCGATGAGAACCGATATCACCGAGATCGCTCGCCTGCTTGCAGCACGCGCCGAGGCCGTGGCGGCCCACTTGCTCCCGCAAGGCAGCCGTGACGGAAACGAGTGGCGTGCAGGATCGGTCAGCGGCGAGCCGGGCAAAAGCCTCGGTGTGCATCTCGCAGGGCCCAAGGCCGGTATCTGGTCTGACTTCGCCGACAGCGACACCGGCGGCGATCTGCTCGATCTCTGGCGTCGCGTCCGCGGCATCACGCTCGGTGAGGCGCTTGGCGAAGCGCGCGAGTGGCTCGGCATCGCTACGCCGAAGCCGTATCGCGAGCCGAAAAAAAGTTATACGCGACCACAGAGGCCGGTCTGCCACGCGCCACAATCGCGCGTGCTGGATTATCTGCGCGAAGAGCGCAACATCTCCGGCGATGTCATCGCGCGCTACCACATCGGCGAGAGCGGCAACGATATCATCTTCCCGTTCCTGCTTCCCGATGGCACGCTCGCGCTCGCCAAGCGCCGCAAGGCCGAGGACGGCGCAAAACCGATTCCGACCGCGGGCAACTGCGAGCCGATCCTGTTCGGCTGGCAGGCGATCGATCCCAATGCGCGCGAGGTGATCCTGACCGAGGGCGAGATCGACGCGCTGTCCTGGGCGACCTACGGATTCGCGGCGATGTCGGTACCGTTCGGCGGCGGCGGCGGAGACAAGCAGCAATGGATCGAGAACGACTTCGAGCGCATGGACCAGTTCGAGAGAATTTATCTCTCGACCGACATGGACAAGCCAGGCGAGGAGGCCGCGATCGAGATTGCCGATAGGCTCGGACGTCACCGCTGTTTGCGGGTCCAGTTGCCGCGCAAGGACGCCAACGAATGCTTGAAGCAGGGAATCTCGCGCGAGGAAATGGCCGATTGCCTCGCGAAGGCAGTGACGCTCGATCCGGAAGGATTGCGGCGGCCAAGCGAGTTCACCGACGAGGTGATGGCGCTGTTCTGGCCGAAGGACGGCGCCAAGCTCGGCTATCGCACGCCCTACAAGAAGCTCGGCGACGATCTTCTCTTCCGCCCGGGCGAGGTATCGCTCTGGTCGGGCTCAAGCGGTGTCGGCAAGAGCCAGGTGCTCTCCGATTGCGTGGTCGACTGGGTCGATCAGGGAAGCCGCGTCTGCCTTTGCTCGCTCGAAATGCGCCCCGAGGAAAGCTTGAAGCGGATGTGCCGCCAGGTGGTCGGCGTGCGCAAACCGACCGAGGACGCGATTCGTCGCGCGCTGTTCTGGCTCGATCGCGGGCTTCTGCTCTACGACAGGCTCGGCAAGGAGCGCGTCAAGAGCCTCATTACCGTGTTCGACTTTGCGCGGGGAAAATACGGCTGCGACCAGTTCGTGATCGACAGCCTGATGCGGCTCGGCATCGACAGCGACGACTACGTCGGCCAGGAGCGGGCAATGTACGAACTCGTCACCTGGGCGCTCGCCCGCAATGTGCACGTCCATCTCGTAGCGCATACGCGCAAGGGCGAGAAGGACGGTGTGATTCAGGGCACCGAGGACATCAAGGGCACGATGGAAATCGGCGCCAATGCTTTCAACATCATCATCCTTTGGCGAAATCGGAAGCTCGAAGAACAGATAAATGCGGCGAAGGACGAGGAGGAAAGAAAGAAACTCGAAGAGCGGCCGACGGTTTTATTCAACGTCTCAAAGCAGCGCAACGGCGACTTCGAAGGCAAGATCGGCTTGTGGTTCGACATGGACAGCTATCAGTATCAATCGGCGCATGACCGAAGCGTATGGAAACGGAATTATATCCGGCACGATGACCAGATGGAGTTTGTAGCATGAGCATTCTCGGCAGCATCATCAACACGATCTTCAACCATCCGGTTGCGCAAGGCGAGCCGAGCCAAGCGCCAGGCGCAAAGCCCGCCTCACCCTCGCAGGAGCGCCGGGTGCCGCGCGATCCGCCTCCGTCGCCGGCCCAGCAATCCCCGCTCGATGCAAGGGCCGGCGGTCCCCCGGTCGACATCGACGCGGTGATGAACGCGCTTGTTGCCGAGCGCGGAGAGAAGCTCAACTGGAAGGATTCCGTCGTGGATCTTCTCAAGGCGTTGGGCCTGGACTCGAGCTACGACGCGCGTGTTCGTCTCGCGCAGGAATTGCATGCGCCGACCGATCTTATCCGCAAGGACAGCTCAGGGATGAATATTTGGCTGCACGACGCCGTCCTCCGAGCGATTCAGCACAACGGCGGAAAATTGCCGGATGATCTGAGGGTGAGGTGATGGGACACGACGTTCGTTGTTGGTTGTCGCAAACCGTCCACGGACTTGCTGACACGTTCATGGCTGCCGAGGATCCGTCGATCTACACCACGGATAACGTCAGCGCGCTCGCGCGGCTTATCGAAGACGAAGTGGAGGACTTCATCGCGTATCTGCGGCCGGAGGAGGAGAAACGATGACAGAGAATATTTCAGCGAAACCGCGCTTCGATATTAAGAAATTTCCGACACCGGATTGGCAGCGCGTCGAGAAACCACGCCTTGAGGCGAAGACAAGACGCAAAATCCAATTCGGAGATGACCCGCGGCGTCCGATGCTGGCGCTCGATGTCGAAAGCCAAATGATCACTGTCGAACACCACGTGTGCCGCCTCCGAAACCGAAACACCTTCCGGCACGCGAAATTGACGGGCTGGTCCTACAAAGCCGGGGGCGTCGTGCGCGTAATTGGCAGCAATGTTGATCGCCAAGTCACTGAGTTCTTAGAGGCGCAGCGCATTCGCGAGCTGGAAGAACAGAATAGGGCCCTGCGCGGCGAGATAGATGAGCTGACTCGGCACCGATCCCATGCGACGGACACCGCTTGGTCGTTTAGAAACGAGATCGTGGCGCTGCGTGCGGAAGTCCGCAAATTGGAAGAAACTCTGGCGTGGCTGCGCAACGGCGAAGCCGCGCCCGCCGTCGATCTGTCCAGGCTGCCAGGATGGCATTGATGGACCGCGACCCTTATCGCGGCTTGACCGTTTGGCTGTGGTTTTGGATCGCGCTTTCGCTCGCGGTCGGGTTTCTCGGCGCCTATTACGGCCAGTGAGGAGCTTAAGGGGAGCACCATGAGCGATCCGGTTAGATGGTTCGATCCTTTAGGACGATGTCGGTGCGGCAAGGCCGCAACGGGTGTTTTGCGCGGCCCGAGAAATGAAAGCTATGGCGCATATTGCAAGACCTGCGCAGAAAGCCGATTGAGGGCTGCGGAGAGGGAGCGAGTGCGGGAAAGCCAAAGAGATCGGGGAAACGAAATGAGGTGAGTGGCACAATGATTGAAACATCACGCCGCAAGTTCATCGGCTCGTTGATCGCGCTGGTCGCCGCGCCTGCGATCGTGCGCGTGTCGTCCATTATGCCGGTGAAGGCGCCGGACAATCCCTGGATTGAGATACTCGATGCGCGGTGGGGAGTGAGGGCGACTGCTTTTCCGCATTTGTTGGAGATACAGCAGATACAGAAAGCCGCGCTAGCCGAAATCGCGCGGTCGTTTTACGTGCCGGAGGAGTTTCTGCGATGACCCTCCGTCTCCATCGACTGCAGCGAACTTTCCGGCTGGATTAGTGCAGCCGCTTGTTGAGATTATTTGGGAACGCAGCCATGATCAGCGTTTCGGTTGACTGCTCGGATGTTCTCGGATGGGCGCGCCTTTGCGAGATAGCGCCAACGCAGGCCAGGATTGCTATGTCTCGCGCGATTAACGACGCCGGAAACGGCGCCAGGACCGCCGTAGTCCGCTCCCTCGGCAATCAAATGGGCCTTCTCTACGGGACTGTGCGCTCGGAGCTGACAATCGTTCCTGCAACCACGTCCCGGCCCGAATACGCAATCAAAAGCTCCGGCGGCTATATGTCGCTTCGCTCGTTCGACGCCCAGCAGCGGCCGGCCGGGGTTAGCGCGAGACCCTGGGGAAGGAATCGTGTCTTCAGAGGGACGTTTATCGTGCGATCGCTCGGCGGCCAGGTCTTTCGAAGGACAACGCGCGCGCGGTTTCCCATTGCCAAGTTGTGGGGCCCGGCTATCCCTGTTGAAATGCTGCGAGGCACCGTCCCTCGTGTCTTCGAGGATTCGGTCGTCGAGCGGTTGCCGAAGCGGCTGGCGCATCACATCGCGCGGCTAATGCCTGACAGCCTGGGAGGGGCGATGTGACTGTCACCCTGTACGATGAGTTCTGGAATGTAGTCAGGTCAATTGAAACGCCGGATGACGAAGATATTGGAGCGGTTACCTTTCACGATGGCCGAGTGTTCGTCCATCGCGAGGTGGATAAATTTGTCGAGGTGCGGGTCTACGACGCTGATGCCGGGAGAATGCTGTGACCGAGCTGCGTCAATTTTTGATCGCCCTCATGTCCGGTCTCACAACCAACGAAGCCATAACAAACGGCGAAAAGGCTGATTTTCTGCTGAATCAATTAGCGCAACATGGCTACGTGATCGAGCGGAAACGCTGTCCCCATTGCGGAGAGACGTTGCCATGATCGATCGCCAGGGCGGCAAGATTCTATTTGAGTGCGATAGCTGCGACGACGTTTTCGAGGGCGGCGAGGATGAAGAATTTGCGAGCGCCTGGGCGCGGGCAAAGGGTGAGGGTTGGAAGGCCATGAAAATCGCTGACGAGTGGTTGCACGGTTGCCCGCGATGCGGACGCTCTGGACCGAAGGGGTACTTATTGGGCTCCGAAGCTTCCCATCCTCATCCGCTTCAAGCGGTGGCTTATCGGATGAGGGTCTGTCAACATAGCGAAACAGTTCTTAACTAGCGTCTCATTGCTCAACTCTATGGAGGAACAGACCAATGACAGCGAAAGAGCAACACCCTGCAGCCAAGGTACACACCGAGGCCGCCTCACATCACCAGGCCGCGGCCCATCATCATCTGCAGGCCGCCCATCACCACGAGCAGGGCGAGCACGAGGATGCGGCAACTCATGCCGAGAGTGCTGAGGCCAAAGGCAAGGCGGCTGCAACCGCAAGCACGACAGCCAAGACAGTAACGGCCGAGCATCAGTAATCCGTTGCCATGCGGCACGCAGGCGGATGACCTTTAGAAGGAATGCCCCCTGTCATTCCTTCCTGCGCCGTTAGGTCATCAAGCCATCCCGGTCCCTGCGTGCCGGCCCAGCGGGAGGGGCGCATGCTCCCGCAACTTGATTTGGGTGGAGAGAAGCAATTGGCACTGGACGCAGGCAAGTTCGCATTTGTCGTCGTGGTGCTGATCTTCTCGTGGATCTGTGGCATGAAGCTCGGTGCCGATGTCGAGAGACGGATGCGCGAGCGTCGTGACCACAAAGCAATTGGGGACGTAACCGATGATGGTGGATGCAAACGAGATCATGAACGAACTGAAGCAGATCCACGCCAAGGTGAGCGAGCTGGATCGAGCACGATTGGCAATGGCGTCGATCGAAGCGCAGCCAATGGAGCTGATGGAGTTCGAACCCGACAAGCGGATTGATGAGCTGCTCAACGAGGTGCGTGCGCTGCGTGCTGAGTTCGAGAAGGGACAGATGCGCAAGTGATCGTGATCGCAATCGGCCATCGGTCTGATGGCTGCGATCGTCGCAGCGCTTGCCGTTGTCGAGTTCAAGCTCGAACGCGCGCGTCGTCGCTCGATCGTCGATGGGATACGACGACGCCCATAGAGTTAGGGACCGTATTTTTAATCTCTAAATCGCGGGCGCGCCGCGTCCCGAAATATCACTCGCTGCAAAAATAAATTGATGAGGGTTTTCCGTATCTTATGGGCGATGCCGAAACCAGCGTAACCGCCAAAGTGCTAGGTTCGTGGCTCAACTGCACCACCAAATCCATCCGGGAACTGGCCGAGCGCGGTGTCGTCGAGCGATCTGGTCGCGGCCGCTATCCGCTCAAAGATTCCGTTCGCCGCTATGCCGATTACATGCGCAAGGTGGTCACTGGACGCGGTGAGGGAACCGCTGCCGCCGAGCGTGCGCGGCTTGCTCGCGCCCAGGCCGAGGCCGTCGAGCAGAAGAACGCGCGGCTTGCCGGCACGCTGGTCGATGCTGATGCTGTGCAACGCGAGTGGAACACTATTTTGGCGGGTGTGCGCGCGCGGCTGCTTGCGGTTCCTGCGCGCGTGCAACAACTTGCACCGCATCTGATGCGCAGCGATCTCGATGCGATCGACCACGAGATCCGTGAAGCGCTGGAAGAACTGGCAACCGATGCTCATCGCGACGACCACCGCGAGCCCGATGCGCCTGCGTCGCACCGCCCTCGCCGTGCTGCGGCCGCCGCCGCGCCTGCCGCTCTCGCAATGGATTGAAGGCAATCTGCGACTGCCCGAGGGCATCTCTGCGCTGCCTGGCCGTGTGCATCTGTGGCCGTATCAGCCCGCCATTGCCGACGCAATCGGCGATCCCGCAATCGAGCGCGTCACTCTGGTCAAACCGGTGCGCGTCGGGTTCACCACGTTCCTGACTGGCGCAATCGGCTCGTTTATTGTGAATGAGCCGTGCCCGGTCCTGGTATTGCAGCCGACCGAGGCCGACGCGCGCGACTATGTCGTGTCCGATATCGAGCCGATCTTCGACGCAACGCCGTCGCTTGCAGGCATACTTTCGGATGATATGCCCGAAGGCGAGCGCAACACGCTTCTGCATCGGCGGTTCCCGGGCGGAAGCCTGAAGGTCGTTGCTGCCAAAAGTCCCCGCAATCTTCGCCGCCATACCGCGCGCGTCCTCCTGGTCGATGAAGCCGATGCGATGGAGGTCGGGAAGGAGGGCAACCCCATTCGTCTTGGCGAGCGGCGGACGCTGTCGTTCGCGAACCGGAAAATAGTCATCGGCTCGACGCCATCGTTCGAGGACACGAGCCACGTCCTTCGCGAGTATGCGGAGAGCGACCAGCGCATCTTCGAGGTCCCGTGTCCGCAATGCTGCGTCTTCACCGAAATCATGTGGCGCCACATCGAGTGGGAGCAGGACAAGCCGGAGACCGCAGCGTTCCGGTGTCCGCACTGCAAGGAGCTGATCCACGAACGGCACAAGCCTGCGATGGTCAAAGCCGGTCGCTGGCGGGCGCAAAAGCCCGAGGTGTCATCGCATGCCGGATTCAGATTGAATGCTCTGGTATCGCTCCTGGCCAACGCGTCGTGGGGCAAGCTTGCGAAGGAGTTTCTGCAGGGAAAAGACGATCCGAGCGAGCTGCAGACATTCACCAACACGATTTTGGCCGAGGGCTGGAGCGGAGCCGCCGAGATCGACGAGAACGATGTCGCCTCGCGGGCCGAGCCGTTTTCACTTGAGGCGATCCCGCCCGAGGTGCTCGTCATCACGATCGGGGTTGACGTGCAGGACGATCGCCTAGAGGCGACTGTCTGCGGGCACACCAAGACGCACGGCTGCCTCGTGCTCGGCCATATCGAGATCTGGGGCTCGTATCTGGACGATACGACATGGTTCGAGTTGGACGAATTGCTCAAGACGCGCTGGCCGCATCCGCACGGCGGCCGGCTCAAGGTCGATGCCGCGTGCATTGATGCCGGCGACGGCGAGCATCTTGAGCGCGTCCTCAGCTTCACCGGCCCGCGGCTCTCCCGGCGCGTCTGGGCAATCAAGGGCGCGTCGGGAGCGCGGCCGGCGTTTCAGATCAGCAAGTCGAAAATCAAGGGCGCGCGGCTCGCCATCGTCGGCGTTGACGGGCTCAAGGGGCAGATATTCGAGAAGCTCGCGCGCGGACGGATGATCCGCTTCAGCGACAGCCTGGCGCCGGTTTATTTCGAGCAATTGTCATCCGAACGGCGCGTTGTCCGCTATCGCAAGGGGCAGCCGGTCCGAACCTTTGTCCGCATCGCCGGGCGCCGCGCGGAAGCGCTCGATGCCCTCGTTTATTCGTTTGCCGCCCGCTCCGCCGTGCAGGTGCAGCTCGCCGCGCGAGAGGCCGCACTCAAGGAGCCGGCCGCTTCGGCAAAGCCGAAACAATCACCGGCGGCCAATTGGGCGTCCAGTTGGGCGAACAGATTCAACAAAGGCTGAAAGTTAGTCCTCGGGCTAACAACCTCTAAACATTTCCGCCCATCGCGCATTATCGTCGCATGCGTCGCGCCGATATCATCTTTATCATTCTGTGTTTCCTCATCGCCTTTCTGGCGTTCGTGCTGGTCGCCGCGATAGTCGCTGGCGCATCGCCGCCGTTGCATTTGGTTCAAACCAATCATAGCTTGCGCGCCGATGACACTGCTTGACGCATCAGGTGATCCGATCCGGCGCCGAGTCGTCGCGTCGCCGCGTCCGCAATCTGCATTCCTGCGTGGTCTTCAAGAGCCGTTGCTCTGGTCGTGGAACGTCGCGCTCCGCGAGCCCGCCGACGAATACCGCCGGGCGTGGATCGATGTCACCACGCGAACGATCGACGCGCTGCATAACTCGGGCTGGCTTGCGGGCGGAGTCACCCAGGCAACCGCCGCAATCTGCGGCCCCTTCATGGCGCTCAATGCCAAGCCTGATCCGTCCCTGTTCGGCGGCGAGAAGGAAGCCGCGGACTGGGCGCGCCAGGTCGAGCGGAGGTTCGAAGTCTGGGCGCGGTCTCCTTACGCCTGCGATCTGATGATGCGGCAGAATCTCGGGCAGATGTGCAAGCAGGGCGTCAAGGGTTATTTCGGGACCGGAGAGATCTGCGGCATGGTCCGCTATGTCAAGCGGCCCGGACAGGCGCATGGCACCAAGATTCAAATGCTTCCTTCGACGCGCATTCCGCAGGCCGCGCAATGGCAGAATCCGCCTTCCGTCCAGGGCGTCGTTCTCGACCGCGACGGCGCCCCGCGCGCCTATTGGTTCAAGACCGTCGATCCGATTATGATGATGGAGGGCGAGGAGCGGCTGGTCATGGCCCGCGATCGGTTTGGCCGGCCGGTCGTTATCCATATCCACGATTCGCCGCCAACGGTCGTCCGCGGCATCTCGCCGCTCGCGCCCGCGCTGCAGATCGTCCGGCAATTCGACCAGTTGAGCAACGCCACGCTGACGGCGGCGCTCCTGCAGGCCATATTCGCCGCGACGCTCGAATCCGATCTTCCGACCAATCCGGACCTGCTGCAGCTATTCCAGAGCGAGGAGGAGCAGGCGATCGGGAGCCAGCCGACCGGCGTTACCGGCGAGTTCAACAGCTTCATCGCCGCCAAGGCCGAATGGTACAAGAGTCTTCCGTTCAACATCGACATGACCAAGCACGGCAAGGTGCTGACGCCGTTCCCGGGCGAGCATCTGGAATTTCTCGGCAGCAAGCACCCGAATGCCGAGTTCAAATGGTATGCGCGTTTTCTCCTGCTCGAAGTCGCCCGCTGCCTCGGCATCACCTATGAGCAACTGACCGGCGACCGCGAGGGCGCGACCTATTCTTCCGAGCGGATGGGATCGGCCGAGAACCATCTCATCGTTCTTGACAAGCGCCAGGGCATGGCCGGCTCGTTCATGCAGATCGCCTACGAGGCCTGGCTCGAGGAGGACATCGAGCTTGGGTTTACGCAAGTGCCGGGCGGATTGCCGGCATTTCTTGCTAACCGCGACGCGTTCTGCCGCGCCGATTGGCGCGGCCCGCCGAAGCCAACGGCTGACGAACTCAAGGCCGCGAAAGCGATGCAGATCAAGCTCAACGAGCACATCATCACCCGCGAGGTGGCGTGCGCGGACGAGGGCCTGGACTGGCAGGACGTTGACGATCAGCGCGCGCGCGAGCGCGACAATGCGGAAGCGCTCGGGCTCGATCCGGATCCGGTGCAGTCTGCGTCGCCCCTGGGCGGCGGCGGCGATGTGAGCGGCTACGATCCAGATGACGCCGACACGCCCGCCGGCAAACGAAACCAATCTCTTTTCGTGCGATTATCCAGAATTGAGAAGGCAATCGTCGAGATCGCCGAGCATTTGGAGGCGGCCTGATGCCCGAAGCCGTCGATATGAACGATCCGTGCGCAAGGGCAAATGAACTGCGTCAAGCCTATTGGCGGCTGTCCCAGGGCGCGCAAGAGACGGAGGTGACCTACCAAGCAAACGGGGTCTTGCGCCGTGTCCGATACGCCCAGCCATCGATAACCCATCTTCTTAACGAATTGCGCGCCGCCGAGAACGAATGCGCAGAGCTTCAAGGATTGCCTGCAAGGCGTCGTCGCTTTGCGATCATGGGAAGCGCAACGAGGCAAAGGTTGTGAACTCGTCATCATGAGAGCGCCCGAGATCACCCTTCCGCTCCGCGAGCGCGTCGATGAGGACGGGGCGCCGGTGCACGAGTTCGTGGTGGCGGGATTAAACGACCCGTACGCCTTGGAGGCGGACGGCCAGTCCCTGGTCGGCCGCATCGACAAGGAGCGCGGGGCGGCGCAGGCGATCGCGGTTGAATCTCCGCTCGAATTATCCGGCGGCGCGTTGAAGGCGCCCGCCATGGTAGGCCTGCTAACGCTTGCGAACGACACGAAAGGGCAGCTTGACCAGCACATTAGCGCGCAGGAGGAGACGGATCAGGCGTTGGCGCAGCGATTGAGCGACATGGACTCCCAGATCGACCAGCTGCGGATCATAGAAACATTGTCAGCCGGAAATCAGATCGAAGAGGTGGCCTGTCCAAGGAATAATTGGTTCATGTATGACATGACCGCCGACCTCGACACGCAAGACGGTTGGCATGACGACAGTTATTATCAGCCCACAATCCCTGGGATCTATTTGTTTCAAATTAACGCGCCGGTCGTTGACCAAGTTACGCTGCTAAAAAACGATGAAGAAAGTCACGACCATGCCAACCAGATTTTCGCGATGGGGAGAGTCGGGAATCCTGGGTTTATCAGCGGCAGCGTTATGACCTACATGAATGGCGCGACCGACTATGTGCGCCTGTGGTTTTACTCATCTTCCGGACGTTTGGACCGCTCTCATCATACCGAACTTCAAGCATTCAGGATGCCGTCTGCGGCGCGAAATGAGCCAGAGGAAATCCCCGAGGAGGACGGGGACGGGGACGAGGATGATGGAGGTGTGGAATGAACCCGCTCGGCTATCCCCACATCATGTCTCGCCTGGTCAACGTGCCGATCATGGCACATCCTGCCAAGGTCGCGGTCGTGTTCAACGTGCTCGCCGGCAAGCTCGGCCATGCGCCGCTTGCGCTCGCTGACGATCCGCTCTCGCGATCCATTGCCGAATTGCCGCGGCGGGCGCCGCAGTCAAGCCGTTTTGCCGGCGAATGGCCGGCCGCCGAGGAAGGCGGTCGATCAATCGAGCCGTTCCGATTGACGCGCCAGGGCGTCGGCATCGTCACGGTGACTGGCGCGCTGATCAATCGCGGGGCCTGGATTGGCTCCTATTCCGGCGAGACGAGCTATGAGGGCATCAAGCATCAGCTCGCGCGCGCAGGTAGCGATAGCCGGGTCAAGTCGCTCATTCTCGATATCGAAAGCCCCGGCGGCGAGGCTGTCGGTTCGGACGAAGCGGCGTCGGCGGTTCGCTCCGTTGCCGAAAGAAAGCCGGTCATTGCCGTTGTCAACGGCATGGCGGCGAGCGCGGCCTACGGGCTCGCCTCCGGCGCCTCGAAGATCATAACCACGCCGTCCGGAATGACCGGATCGATCGGCGTTGTTCTCGTCCATCTCGATTTCTCGCGCCGCCTGGACGAGCAAGGAATCACGCCGACGCTGATCTTCGAAGGCGCGCGCAAGGTTGACGGCAATCCGCTTGAGCCACTATCTGACGATGCGACGGTGGCGTTGCGCGCCGACGTTAAGAAGTACTATGAATTGTTCATTCAATCCGTTGCGGCCGGGCGAGGACGCAAGACATCCGCCAGAGCTGCGCGCGAAACCGAGGGGCGGATCTTCATCGGCCGCGAGGCGATCGACGCCCGATTGGCCGATGATGTCGGCTCATTCGAAGAGGTGCTGGATGAACTTACGCGCCGTTCTGCGCGTTCTACGGCAAACGGCGCAGCGTCAATGCAAGCCAAAGCGAGGAGACCTGCGATGGATTTGAACGACATTAACGAGACGGTTGTGATGGGCAACGCAACGCTCGAAAGCAGAGATCAGCCGCTGATGGTCGGCATGCAGCAAGCCGAGTACGACCGCAATATCGCCCAGGCTCGTCGCGATGGATCGGCCGCGCAGGTCGATCGTTTCAAGGCGATCCTCGCCGACGCCCGCATCAAGGGCAAGGAAGGCTTTGCCTTCAACCTCGCCTGCAAGGCGCCGGACATGCCGGCGACCGAGGTCGGCGCCATGTGCGAAACCGTTCCTGCCCTGGAGGCCTCGCCGCTTATTCCCTCGATCGAGGAGCGCAGCGCGAGAACCGGGGCCGACCTGATTACAAGTCATCCGGTCCCGGAAGCGCGCACCGCCGTCAGCCAGGGATGGGACGATGCCATCACCAGAACCAATGAGCGCATACGTTCCGAGCCGCGGCGGTTGCGCCACTAACCAAAGGGGTTAATCACCATGGACCTTCCGGCTGTTACCATTCCGGCCTATGGCAATCTCGGGCCGAATTTCATCGTTTGGGACAAGGGCTATCTTTCGCGCCAGCAAATCGTGCTCAAAAAGGTTGGCGGCGCCAAAAGCTATCCAGAAGGGCTGATCCTCAAGCTTGACGGCAATGAATTCGTGCCCTTCGACGGGACCGGCAGCGCTGTCTGCATCCTCTATCAGGAGCGGACATTTGGAGATGCCGAGACCGCGCGCGCGACCGGGGTTATGCAGATTGCCGAGGTGCAGCGCGCGATGCTGAAATTCTGGGGCGAGGTGTCTGAACCTCAGAAAGAAGCGGCCTACGCTTCACTGAAGGCCAATCACATCGAGATGCGATGAAAAGAAAAACCGCCGGGCGGGGACGCCCAGCGGTTTTTAAAAGGTCAAGAAGAAAGCCGCGCCGTCGAAGCAGCGCAAGACATTCCTTATCACGCGAGTGGCATTCCGCCAAGTCGCATATGTGAGGGACTTGCGATGCTGTTTTCAGAACTGTTCGGATTGCCGCCGTTCCGGGCCGTGGAATTGACGGCGCAGATCCAGCGACTTCTCTTCATTCCCGGAATGCTTGGCGCCTACGGCGAAGCGCTGTTTCCAACCTCGCGCATCTCGACGCTGCACGCTTCCTTCGCCAAGGAAGACGACAAGCTCGCGCTGATTCCGACGACCGAGCGCGGCTCGCCCCTGGTCGAATTGGAACGGCGCCCCCAGGCGCTCAAGGCATTCACGGTCAAGCGCCTCGCCAAGGGCTCGACCGTGACCGCCGATTCCATGACGGGCGTGCTGCATCTCTCGGAAGGGATGGCCGTCAAGGAGGTGATGAAGGAATTCGCGGAACGCGGCGCGCTGATCCGGCGCGATGTCGAGTTCACGCTGGAATGGATGCGGTTCGGCGCCATCATGGGCCGCGTGCTCGATGCCGACGGCACTGTGCTCGACGACTTCTGGCAGTCATGGGGCGTCTCAATGGCGCCGTGGATCGAGCTTGATCTCGCCAATCCGGTCATGTCGCTTTCGAGCCTTCGTTCATCGATCCGAAGCATCATCCGGCACGCGCGGCGGATGTCGAAGGGGGGATGGATTCAAAACCGGACCCGCTATCATGCGCTCTGCGGCGAGGCCTTCTTCAACAAGCTCGTAACTCACCCAGCTATCGAAACCCTGTATCTGAACTATCAGCGCGCGATCGAGCTCGGCAACGAGATCGAGGACGCCTTCCCGTTCGGCGGCATCATCTGGCACGACTACCAGGGCGACGACGATGGCGTGCTCGCCATTGCCGACGACGAGGCGCATCTCTTTCCCGTCTCCGGCAACGAGGTCTTCCGCCAGGTTTACGGCCCGGCCGAGTTCGAGCCGTGGATCAACCTTCCCGGCCAGGATCTCTACGCGCTCACCATTCCCGATCGCGACCGCAACGCCTGGATCCGCTGGGAGGGGTACACGTATCCGCTCTTCGTGTGCACCCGGCCGGAAATGCTGCGGCGTCTTCGGATCGGTTCGGCCGGCGGCCCGGAAGAAGGCGGCGAGGGCGACGACGAAGGCGGCGAAGGGAACGGCGAGTAAAAGGCTGACGATGGCGCGTTTCGATGAGATGGACGCGAGGGCGGCTGCCGCCGTCGGGCGGATGAACGAGGATATTATCGTCTGGCGGCCGATGGTCAAAACCGGAGGGGGCTACACTTCTCCCGGCCTTGGGCCCGATCCGGCGCGGCCGCCGCGCGAGCTTCCCGCCATCATCACCTGGGCGATCACCGGGATGCCTGTGGAATCGTCAACGGGCGGCGGCGTGGTCGGGACGGCGACCCTGTTCATTGACTTCGAGGACGTGTTTTTTCAGGAGGATCCTTACGCGCAGTTCGGGCGGCCAAAGAAGGATGACCTAATCGAAATGCCAACGGAGAAAGATCCAAACAATCGAATGGCCAGGATCAGCCGGATCGGGGACGACGGAAGCTCGCGGTTCTACGCGTGGGCAAATCTTGTTTCGGAGATGGCGAGCTAATGCTTATTGGCCAAGATGTCTTAAGACTCTTGACGGTACGCGCGCTCAAGGAAGGGCGGCCAACCTGGGCGGATGATCGCGTGTACGATAGTCCAGCGCAGGCGGCCGATCTTAAGATCAAGGAGGAGCGCGAGCAGCCGTTCATTGGAGTTTACACAGACGATTCGGACCACGACCTTGACGGCCAGAGTCTCTCCAACGCGGACAGCCGAATCTATCTCCTCATCGAATGCGCGGTCGCCGACGCCATCAGCATTTCTCCCGCCAAACCCGGCGCGGGCGCATCCGGCGCGCCGGCAGGGACCCAGACCATAAGGCTCGCGCAGACCGATCAGGCGCTCGAACTTCTGATCGGCCTCATCTCCCGTCAGGTGACCCAGGCCCTCCTTGCGACGGACAACAAGTGGAGCGAGCTGTGGCGTCACATGACGACGCCGGGGAGAATCCGGGTCGAAGTCCGCCGTGGCGGCCCAGGGCAGCAGGAGCAGTCGAGCGCGATCAAGTTCGCCTCTCGGATCATGAGAATGCAGCTCGCGATCGTCGCCGACCCCGTTTATGGCGAGGGGGTCCCCAAAGGATTCTGGCAAGACTTCTTCAACGTGGCGGAAGCGGACGGCGGGGAGATGGCGGCGGTGGCCGCGATCATCCGCGCCCATTTCGAGACACAGCCGGGATTGCCGTCGTGGCGGGTCGAGCAAAAGGTTGGGACGTACACGCGCCAGGGGCTCTCATGGCTGCGGATCGCGCCTCCCCGCAACGTCTGGAAAGACGAGGACGGGCCCCCTGAATTGACCGAGATCATTCCGGACTCGCGCGGCGGCCCGGTCCTGGGCGGCGACGGGGTTGACTATCGGGGAGGAGCGCGATGAGCACAGAGCTTAACCGCCTCGAGCGCCGAATCGCCCGGTTGAACAACCGCATGGCATCGACCTCGCATCAAGGCGTCATCAAGGAGGTGAAGGACGACAAGATCCGCGTCGTCATGGGAAAGAGCCAAGACGGTCAGGAGGTCCTCTCGCCCTGGCTGGATACATCCAACCATCGAGGCGGCGCGCGCGAGCGGAGGTTCTTCAAAAAGGGACAGAACGTCACCGTTGACAATCCAAACGGGGATTGGGGCGACAACGCCACCGTGTCCGCCGACTCGCCGAACAACGAGTTCAAGGCGCCGGATCACGCCAATGATCACAAAGAGGGCGAGACCTACCAGCTCGGCGAGCTGCACAAGACCAACACCAAGGACACTTACGATTATTTCCTTCAGGAAGAGGACGAGCAGAACCAGCAAGGGCAAGGTGGGCAAGGCGGTCAGGGCGGCGGCAGCGGACAACAGCAAGGACAACAATCGCAAGGGGGCCAAAAGAAAAAGCCCTCCATGAAAATGCGCATGAACAAGAAGGGCGGCCTTACGGGGCGTGTCGGCGACGGCGACAAGGCCGCGCGGTTCGCCGCAACCGAGAAGGGGGCCAAGCTGCGCATTGGAGATACTTGGCTCTGTGTCACCGAAGGCAAGATCATTTCATCCCATCCGATTCAAGTGGGCAAGGACCCGCTCGATAACGACAACGAGTAACGGAGACCATCATGCCCCCGAAAAGAATGCCGACTCATGCCAAGGTGAACGAATATCACGTCCTAAATCCCGACATCGAGCGAGAGGTCGGCGGTGCTCCAATCATCGAGCGCGGCGGCGGCGCGCGCGTCGTCCTGATGGAAGCGGATCAGGCACAGTTCTGGATCGACCAGGGCGTTCTCGGCGAGAAACCTGGGACGGTCAGATCCGGCGCCGCGCTCGGGGAGCACAGGCATAAGGACAAGGGCGACAAGGGCGACAAGGGCGGAGCAAAGGCGCTGCCGCCCAAGGAGCCGGAGGTGGCCGCCAAACCTCACCCGAAGAAATAGGAACGCTTGATGAACAAGAGCGCGGCGGAGCTTTACGCCGACCAGCGATTGATCGACATGTGGCCAGATCTTGCGCGGGGCAAGATCGTGCTCGCGCCGGTTCGGGTCGGCATGAACCGCCAGACCGGGGAGATGATGGTTGGCTGGCCCCATGTGCGCCAATCCATCTGGACCATCTTCATGACCCGGTTTCACGAGCGTGTGCTGCGCCGCTGGGTCGGAAGCTTCGTTCCTCACATCCTGGGCGAGCTTGCCAACGAGCAAGTCATCACTCGGTTTTTCTGGGCGATCGCCAGCGCCATCGAGCTATGGGAGCCAAACTACCGCATCACCCGTATTCGGGTTCAGACGAGAAAGGACGGGTCTTTGTTGACATCGGCCGAGGAATTGCGGACGGGCCATTTGACCCATCAGACCGAAGGCGTCTATCGGCCGCGCGCCCATCTTGGTGATGCCACGCCCGAGAATCGAAAAATCGCCGGCTGGATTCGCCGCGGCAGCATGTGGTGGGGGGCCGCCTGATGAACAGGCTTGGCATCGTTCAACCCGAGAAGCTGCCCTATTTCGCGGTCCTCGAAACCATCGACACCGAGGACATTATCGACGCCAGGATGAAGCGGCTTGTGGCGCTCTGGAAGGGCTACGACCCCCCGGCCGGGGCGATCTACGACGTGGAGGGATTAGAGTTCGACCCCATCAAGATCAATCAGGAGCTTTGCACCTATTTCGAATTGATGCTGCGCGACCGCGTCAATCAGGCCTGCCGCGCGGTCACCACCGCCTATGCCGTCGACGGAGATCTCGACACCATTGCGACCCGTTATCCCGGCGGCGTTCCGAGGCTCGAAAGGAAAGACGCGGACGGCAACGTCATCTGGACAGAGGACGATGATAGCTACCGGCGGCGCATCTGGCTCTCTCCGTCAACCCTTTCTCCCCACGGCTTGGAGGAGAGCTACGTTTTCTGGGCTCTCACTTGCGATCCAACCTTGCGGGATGCGTCGGCCACTACACGGGAAGGGACCGGGCAGGTTAACGTCACCATCATGGCCGGCGAGTTGACCGGGCAAGCCGCCTGGGACAACTGGCAGAGGGGAAAGACGGTTTGGGGAGCCACCTATATCGGCGGAACCCCACGGCCGACCGACGTGCAGCTCTTAACGGTGCGCGCCTATCTCCACGAACACGCCCGCAAGGGGCTGACCGACATCGTGTCCGTTCTGTCGCCAACGATAAAGCACACGCGCTTTGTCCTCGACGTATGGCTCTATCCCGGCATGGACTCCACGGTCATCATGCCCACAGTGCGAAAGAATTTGCAGGATTTGAACGACGGGCAGCACTGGCTTGGGTTCGACTACACCCGCATGGCGATCGCCACTGCGTGCGGCAACGTCAACGGTGTTCAGAACGTTCATATCCTTGAGCCGCAACGCTCCATCGAGGTTGATCTGCGCGGCTGCGTCTCCGTGTCGGAGATCGAGCTGAACATGAGGGGATTCCGCGAGTGAGCGAGCCCGGCGGCAATAGATTCAAGGTGATCGAGCGGCCGGGCTCCAAGGTGCTCTATCCCGCCGCCACTGGCCTTGAGAAGGCCATGGCCGACGTGGACAGCGAGCGCGTCATCCGCATTCCTGATTGGAAAATCCAGGATATGTGGGACGCCTACGAGATCGATCTGGAGAACCTTCCCATTCTGGCCTGGGGCATGCAGGCGCGGATGTGGGAGGACGGCTGGACCGAGAGCACCAAGAGGGAATGGACCGCCGAGCAGTGGAAGTTTCAGGCGTTGCGGGGCACCCGCGCCGGGATCGAGATGGCGCTCAAGTTCATGGGGCGCGATTTCACGGGGGGATACGATCTTCTTGAGGTGCTGACCGCGCCCCAGGGCTTTTACGCTTCCCCCGACCTTACCAAGGACGAGATGGATGCGTGGATCAGGCAGATGCCGCAGATCCGCATCAAGCTCGCCCACGGCTACGGGGTGGCCGACGGCGAGTTCTACGTTGGCAACGTGACCAACGCGACAGAGGGATTTTCCGAATTCAATCACGCCGCCCGCGACGATGGATGGCAGTTGTACGGGCGGCGGGCGGTTCTGCGGCGTCCAGGGCAGCAAGACCAGGACCTTGGCATGGTCGAGTGGGAAACCAGAACCGAGAATCGGCAAACGATTGATTTCATCACGGTGAGCATTCCGGGAAAGGCCGGCTCCGCCATCTGCGCCGAAGACATTGCCGTAAATGACGACCAGTTCGCCGACGGGGACGAGCTGGCTCCGCAGCTCTTCTCCATTCGGCGCGACGGCAGCTATGACCACGTCTCCTCCCAGCTTCATTTGTCGATGCTGACGCCGGGGTTGGAGCCGATAAACGTGCAGTACGACCGGGACAGCGATATCGGCTGGGGCAACTCGTTTATCTTCGACGGCGATCTTTGCGAGGACGACGGGACCGGCTGCTATGCCGACAATGGCCGGGACGCCTTCGAGATGCTGGCAGACCGAATCTATCTCCTCGATCCCACAATTGCAGCCCCGCTCATGGCCGGCACCTCGTTCGTGGGCGTTGATCGGGTGGATTATCCGCCCTATCACGCCGAGCTTTTGGTGGACCTCATCACCAAGGACCGCCTGCCGTCTTGGTACGCGAGCGAGACGGCGCTGGTCGATACCTTCGTCGTTCCAGAGGATTTGGACGATTTCGATCGGGCGCTGCGGGCCACGGTTGCGTCGAAAGCCCTGCGCGACAAGGTAGGCGATGATTTCGCGGTGACGCACCCGCTGGCTTGGGGCGATGTCATCAAGCAAGAGACGCGGTTCGGTGACCAGCCGCGCAGTTGGCTTTAAAAGGAGGTTATGAGAGTGAAGTTCGCCTATCCCATCGGTGCCTATGTCTACGCAATTCTGGTCGATGGTCTTTGCCGCTATATCGGCAAGGGAACGAATGGGCGCGCGTGGGAACATGAAAAAATCGCGCGACGCCTCAATGAGAGCAGATCGCGCGGCGAAAAAGTCAAGGCGACGAGATTTTATAACCGATTGGCGAAGGCACTGCGCGATGGCGCGAGTGTCGAGGTGCGCATATTGCGGGACGGATTGACCGACGATGCGGCGTTTCTCTTGGAGATTGAGGAAATAGCGGACGCGGACCAATCGTGGAATGAGGCCGAGGGCGGACTAGGATTCACGTCGGCCTCGGCTCGACGTTTCTTCGCTGACCCGGAAGTTCGTAAGCGCATGTCAGAGGCAGCGAAAGCGCGCGGGACTGATCCGGATTATTGCAAACTCATGGCGGGAATAATCAAGGCGGCGTGGGCTGATCCGAATATCCGCGAGCGACAAGTGGCAGGGATTAGAGCATCGTGGAATCCGAAACGCCGCAAGCGCATGGCCCAAATAGTAAAGGCGCGATGGGCTGATTCGAAGTACCGCGAGCGCCAGTTGCAGACGAGGGCCGCGTCTGAATTCCGTGAACGTCAGTCGCAGGCAGTGAAGGCTGGACTAGCTGCTCCCGAAGTTCGCAAGCGTAAATCGGAATCAATGCAAGCCGTTTGGGATAGTTCAGAACATCGCGAGCGTCATGCACAAGCGATGGCTGATCCTAAAGTTCGTGCGCGAATATCGCAGGCAAACAGAAAAAGACCGCTCACACCAGAGCTTCTCGAAAGTACAGTGCGAGCGCGAAAGGTGCGATGGGCCATGCCAGGAGCCAGCAAGCGTATGTCACTTGCGGCGAAAGCACTATGGGCCGATCCAGGGTGGCGCAAGCGCATGATAGAAGCGCGAGCAGAAGCACGGCGCGAACGCGCCTCAATCCCCGATCAAGGGAGATAAGCAAAATGTTGAGGCGTGTAAATGTGCAGGAGTGGCAGAAGGTCACCCAGGGCGACTTCAACAACTTCGGGCTCTTTCCGCAGCATACGTTCGACCGCACGCTGGAAGACCTCGGTCCCGGTTTCGCCTATGCCGGTTTCAACGTGGTGCAAGTGTCTCCGGCGGCGGTTCAGGTCGGCCCCGGCCGCCTCTATACCGTAAACGGCCCTGTCTTCTTCATTGCCGATTCGCCAGGGATTGAGATCGATTTTCTCGGCCAGCTTCCTGTTGTGACCCGCCGCTGGGCGGCGATCACGGTGTGGGGTCAGGAGATCGAGACCCAGACAGAGCCCCGCACGTTCCTGACTGACGCGACGACTAGGGCGACCGTGGCCCGTGTGGTTTCCACTGAGACCCGCCGCCACGTCAACATCGCGCCGGTCTACTCCCAGGAATCCCCAGATCCGCAGCGGCCGCCCATCGCATCGAACGTTCTCGCGGTGGCCTATGTTCTTCTCGGCCCGACCGGCATCTTGCAGATCATCCCGGCCGAGGAAAACCGGGCCACCTCCCTGTGGCGCTTGCTCCTTCGCGCCAACGACTTCGATAGCTGGCGCACCCGGATCGGCTCGCGGCTAGACACGTTGGCCTCGGACCTCGCCAATCTTGCTAACCGAATCCTGGGGACCGCGAAGTTGAGCTTCGTCCTCGATGTCGCCCGCGATCTTTCCCGTGTGAAGGAAACGCTCCAACTGCCGCAGGATTATAGCGCCTGGAGCACCGACCACTTCCTGACAAGTACGCAGTCGGCAACCGCGCATGCCGATTGGCTGGCCAAGGTCGAGGAAGGGTGTCGCTTCCCGCACGCCGCCGAGAGACTTGCCCAGATCGCGCTGCTCAATCAATACGACGAGCAGGTAATCGTCCAAAACAATTTCATGCTGCCGAAATATGAGGAGGTGGCCCGAATCAATGTGGTCGGCAACGACGCCGAGCTGAGCGTTTCGCAATACGAATATCAGGTTACGGAGCTAAAGCAGCTTTCAAGGACGCGGACCCGCATCCGCTACGGCGCGACCTATTACTACTGCTCGAATTGCACGTTCTGGCAGGACAGGGGCATCGGCGCCTATGAGAGCTTGGCCCATGGCGCAATAGACGCCAGGGTCATGACTTATGATCCGATCCAGAACATTTTTAAGCGCGGCGCTGAATCTTTCTCGATCATCAGCGCCTGGGAGGACTACCCCGGCCATATCATCTATCGCTTGCAGCAATTCTGGATCGACGAGGTTCAGGAATATTATTGGGACAACGTCACCACCACCTTGAGCTTCTCCGGGTCGGTCGTCTCCCAGACATTCTTGAACTCACAAGATGGATGGATGACCTCGATTGATCTATTCTTCAATCGGGTGGCTGCGCAAGGTGATGTCCACGTTTACCTGACGGAAACCGCGCACGGCGCGCCGGAGTTCGATCGCGTTTATGCCAGCGCGACAATTCCGGCAGCCAATCTGCGCACTTATCCCAACGCGACCAAGGTGCCGTTCATTCCGGTGTTCCTGCAGCAGGGGATGCGCTACGGGATCGTGATCCAATCCACCGGCAATCATTTCCTGTCGCTCGTCACCGGCAATAAATACGGCCAGGGAATGCTCTTTCAGTCCACCGCCGCCCAATGGGCGATGGGCGATATGACTCGCGATCTGGCGTTCCGAATCAATTTTGCGGAGTTCGCGCTGCCGCGCGTCGCGGTTCAATTGCAGCCGCTTACTCTGGACAATGGTATTGCGGCAATCGATCTCAACTTCGATTCGGCGCGACCGCCGGTCTGCGAGATCAGTTTCGAGGTTCAGGTCAACGGCCAGTGGGTGCCGTTTATTGCGTCATCCATGGATTCGCCAAATCCGCTCAACGGGCTGCCGCCGCTCCTTCCCTTCCGCGTCATCCTGACCGGAACGACCGACGTGATGCCCGGGATCGGGGTCGGCCCCAACGGGTGGGCCACAACGTTGCGACCACGCAACGACTTCCGGCATATCTCGACGTGGCAAAACATACCGACCCCGGTCGATACGGTTTATGTGGACATGCGGCTGGAAGCATGGCGCGGCGGTGATTTCCACACGTGCGATTGCTTCCTGCTAACCGACGAGACGCCGCCGGAAACGAAAATCTCGCCGAAGGCGGTCACCGACGAGCGTGATCCGTATGACCCGTTTACTATCGTGCGACGCTGCACGTTCGAATTCGACGTGCCCATTACTAAATTCCGCATCCGCATGGAGGGATGGACCGACAACGTGCTGACCTGTTTCCATGTGGCCGAGCGCGTTCAGGTATCTGTGGCCATTGGGGAGTAAACAAGATGAAAGGGCGTCCTAAGGACTTCCCGGAGCTTCCGGCTTTCGACGACAACAAATGGTATCACATCAAGCTGTGGAAAAAGGTCGAGCACGCGGGCCGGGTCTGGACGGCACACATGAACGACATTCGGGTTCGCGGCGATCTCGCAAAGGAGATTGTCGGCAGCATTTACACCGCACACGAGCTTGAAGCGCCCGCGCGGCAAGAATCCGACATAGGGCGTTAAACGATAATGGCAGTTACCCGCCGCCTGGATGAGCAATTTCCACTCGATGCGAGTGACGTTGTCGCGCCGACCATGCGGCAGATCCTGCGCGCCATCGAATTGCGGTTCAGCATTCTGGAGCAGACCAAGGCGGATTATGAGGCGGCGGTGGCTCACCTAACCTCACTGGGGCTTGCCCGCATCAACGAGATCCTGCTTCCCGCGAGCCAGCGAATTCTCGATTATTCGACCTTGGGTTTTCTTCTGGCCAATTCGACAAGCGAGGTCACGTTGGCCGAAGGCGCACAGGCGCTATTCATCATCGACGATGAGACCCAGCGGCAATTGTTCACCCCGACCCCGTTTGTGGCGATACAGCGGAACGGGTCGCCCGACGATTACGCGGTGGCAAAAATTGACGTTCTCCACCGGGACACAGGCTCGCTCTTGGTGACAGTCGCATCGGTTTATGGAAATCCGGGGCCGCACAATGATTGGGTGATTACGGCCGCTCCGGGGATTTCCGAGGCCACGCGGAGCTATTTCGAGCAGGCATTCGCGGCGAAGAATTCGGCTCGCAACGATGCGGAGCAGGTTGCGGCCGATCGCATCGTCGTCGCGGGCGCGCTTGCAGCGCTCCAGAACGCAGGCCTGACGCCAGATTCCTATGTCTGGCGCAACGGCACGCGGCCGTTCACGCACGTGACCGAGGGCATTGCGCCAGATGCCGACGCTGAGGGCGCCGAGATCGCGGTCGCTTCCTGGACCCGCGCGCGGATTATCGAGCACCTGCCGATTATCGCGAGTTACGGCTCGACGCACAGCCAGATCATCCAGCCGATCCTCGGCGAGCGGCGCGGATTGGTCATCAAGGGCGATACCTTCATAAAGCTCGACGTTCCGGTCTCGCCGGGGGATTATTTCATTTGGTCGATCGCGGAGGACAAACCCTTCCCGAATGCCGAGTCGCTTCTTGATGTCGGTTCGACGTTCGAGGCTGGCTGCAATTACTACTTCTATCTGGTCCTCGGCAACGACAACAAATCGGCCACGTACAAGATCTCGTTGAACACGACCGCTCCGTTCGGCGCGACGGTCTACAATTCACGCAAGATCGGCGGCTTTCACACGCTTTGCGTCTCGAAGGGCGTGGCCACGACCTATGTCCGCGGCGACCAGATGGTTGATCACGATCTCAACAGCTGGCTGGCCGGCGATATTCTGCCGCTGTCGGTATGGGACTTGAAACATCGCCCCCATGAGGACCGGACACCGCAACCCGGCCAATGGTACGAAAAATATCTCGGCTTCTGGCTCGATATCTATGGCCAGTCTGGGCAGGGCCCCAACACCATCAGCGCCTATCAGGGCACGCTTGCCCGAACCAGACAATACGTCGACCACGTCGAGGATATGGGATGCGTCGGCAAAATTCTTCTCTCTGACGCAGAATATTCGATGGCCGGTCTCGGCTCCCCCGAGCAGGTCGCTGTGGCTGGCGCAACTGAGGCGGCCGCGACGACCGGCGGTGCCGGCGGGCGCAGCGCCAGCAACGGCCATCGGATCATCAGCTATGGAGGCGGTGAGGAGATGACGGGATGCCTGTGGTCGTGGCTGCGGGATCCGTCTGTTGGCGTCGATCCTGGCGGCGCCCCCAACGCGCAGGCCGGCGGCAAGGGCGGCTTTTGGGGCTTTGTGGGTGCGCTGCTGGCCGGTGGCGCTTGGAGTAGTGCGGCCGGTTGCGGTTCGCGCGCGCGTTATGCGTCTATCTCGCGGG